GCTCGAGGCGATCCTGATCCGAATCGGAGGACCCATGGCAGAGCTGGACGATCTCATCACGCAAGTAAACGCCACCGTCGGCGAGGAGGCTTCGGCCATCGTCGCGATCAACGGGCTCAGTTCCGCCTACGAGGCCGCCATCGCGGCGCTTCCTCCGTCGAACGAGAAGGCGCAGCTCGTGGCGCTCACGGCGCAGCTCAAGGCGAGCTCGGCCGGCATCGCCGCCGCGATCGTCGCGCTCCCCGCCATCCCAGCGCCCGCGGCGTCTGCGACCCCGTCGACGCCGGCCGCTCCCGCCGCCTCCTCGTAGGGCTAGCCGGCGAGCTCACGGCCTAATATTACGGGCAGAGTCCAAGCACGTCGGTCCTCACAGCAGGAACGAAGGACGCCAGCTTCGGCTGGTCATGTTGCCTGACCCCGACGCGCCGCGAGGCTCGCCGGGGTTTTTGACGTTTGCGCCAGCGCAACGCAAGCGTTCGTGTTACGCAAACGGACATGAGCCAAGACACACCACCCAGCGCAGAGCCCTCCCACAAGCCGCCGATGCGGACCCTCGCCGTGCGCGTCGAGGAGACCATCGTCGAGCGCATCAACGCGATCGGCGTCGCCTACAGCTACAGGGACAACTTCCTCCTCCAGCCCAGCGCGGTGACGCGACGCCTTCTCCTTCGCGCGATCGAGGAGACCGAGGTGGAGCTCGGCATCGCGAAGAAGCCCGTGACGCCAGCCGGCCCGAAGCCGCGCGCGCGCAAGGGCGGGTGAGACCATGGCTGAGATCGACATGGCACACGAACGCATCCGACACAGCGCCGAGGTCGTCCGCGCGTGGCTCCTCTCCACCGGCATGACGCCGGCAGCCATCACCGACGACGTCGTCGGCCTCGCTCGGCGCCGCTTCATCGGAGGCGCCACCCCGCGGGACTTCCTCGAGGACGTTGGCCGAATGCCGCAGCACGAGCTCGACAAGCACACGGCTCCCCATCGCGTGGTGCGTTTGCTGCGCGAATCCGGCTTCTCCGCCGAGTGGGTCGAGCGGAGCGAGGTCGACGTGGACCGCGCGCTCCGCGAAGCCCCACTCGCCGCCGTGATCGTCGGTGAGATGCTCGAGCGCGCACGCGCGGGGAAGCCCGACAGCGAGGTCACCGCGATGCTCCCCTCCCGTCTGATGCTCATGGAGAACGAACGGTGCGACTTCTGCGGGCGCATCATGCGCACCGCCGACGAGGCGCCGAAGTACAGGACCTTCGTCGGACGGTGGCTCTGCTCAGACAGGTGCCGCGAGAAGTTCGACCTGCGCGAGGCGGAGGGAACGGATGCTGAGGCCCGCGAACGAGTCGCAGCTCAAGAAGCCTTGAGCGAGCGGGCGCCATCGGGGGCCCGCTCGGGGGCCCGGTTCAGTACCGTCGACGACGCTGTCGCCCACGGCCTGGGGTACACCGACCTGACCATGCTCGCCGATGGGACAACCATCGTCCTCTCCGCCGCGGACAGGCTCGCCATCACCGAAGCGGTCCTCGGTGAGCACAAGCTGCCTGGCCTGGAGGACGTGAAGAAGAACTTCGGCCTCTTCGGGCGGCTCCTGGCGCCCCCGAAGCCCATCGGGGACGCCGAGCGCGCGCGCATCGACGCCGCTGCATGCGCATGCGGCGAGGGTCCCCCGGGGAAGTCCTGCTCCCACAAGGACGAGCTCGCACGCGCGCATCGGATCTCGAGTCGAGTCGGCTACAAGCCCGGCCTCGTCGACCGCGTCCTGCTCGCCGTTGGCGGGCGGCTCGTGTTCAACACGTCGCGCGGGCTCGGCGTCGCCGCGAACCTCGGCCCCGAGGAGCAGAATATCGCGTTGGGCTTCGACCTCCCCGAGGGCACCTCTCCGCTGGTCGTCGAGCTCACGAAGGCGGTGCTCGCTCCGATCCTCCGCGCGCGGGGCCCGATGCACTTGATCGTTCCGCCCGCGGCGCCGAGGAGCAAGACATGAAGGCGCCGGTGTACCTCTGGGTCGCTTTAGGCGTCCTGGTCGCGATCCTCGTGTGGCGCACGGGGCGCGAGGACATGGAGCGCGCGAACCGGTGGCGCGGCAAGAGCTGCGAATGCGAGGCGCCGTGATCGCCTGGCCCGACGGCACCGGCCCGCGCCGCACACCTCCCGAGGACGAGGTCGTCCGACCGCTCGTGGAGTTCCTCGGCGCGCGCTTCAAGTTCGTCCGCAACGGAGCGGCGAAGGCCGCCAGCTACGACGGCTACCCGATCGTGAGCAGTACGTGCGACGACCCCGAGCGCTACTTCTCCGACGAGCACCGCGCCGCGCGCGAGAAGGATGGCCGCCCCTTCACGACGCTCGTCGAGCTCATCGTCCTCGCCGCCTTCGAGCTCGGACGAGAGTACGAGCGCCGCATGCGGCGCGGTGCGCCCGCCCAAGCTGCACCAGCGCCGGGTGCAGTCGGCGGCATCGACACGCGCGATCTGATGCGGAAGCGCGCGCGAGCCGAGAACACGAGGCGGTACAAGGACGGAAGGAGCTTCTACTGATGACCACGAAGCGAGCATTCATGCTGGGCACGAAGCGGACATTCATGGTTGTCGGGGAGATCATGATCTCTGTACACACGGAGGTCGAGGCGCGCTCGCCGGAAGAAGCCCTGAAGATCGCCGCGGAACGCGGAATGATGTCGCTCTGTCACGGGTGCTCGACGGGATCTCCGTCGGAAGAGTGGGTCACGTCCGGCGAGCTCGGCGGCGAGACGGTGAACATGAAGGTCGAGGAGAGCTAGAACATGCCCAGCTCAAACGATTCGGCCAAGGTCGCCGGCCGCCTTCAGGTCCAACAGACGGGGGCCAAGCGCGCGAACGGCGGGAAGCCGCTGATGCACCTGATCCCCACCGAGGCCGTCATGGCGCTCGCAGAGGTCCTCACCGTCGGCGCCCAGAACTACGGGGCGCGGAACTGGGAGAAGGGGCTCACCATGAGCTCCACGTGGGACTCGCTGCAGCGACACCTCTTCGCCTGGTGGTCTGGTGAGAACCGAGATCCCTTCTCGGGGATGCCGCACCTGTCGCACGCGCTCTGCAACCTCGTGTTCATGGTCACCTTCGAGCGGCGCATCGAGAAGGGGACCTTGCCGGCTAGCCTCGACGATAGGCCTTGCAGCCTCGACAGGCCTTGACCGGCCGCCTCTTACGCACGACGCTCCGGTGAGCGGCCAAGCCGCAGAAGGAGATCCTCATGGCGGCAGCAAAAGGCTCGAAAAGCGGCAGCTTCAAGAAGGGCAAGGGCCCCAAGAACATCGCCCCCAAGGTCAACGCCCTGAAGAAGGGCGCGTCCATGGGCAAGGGCGGCAAAGGCGGCGGAGGTGGTGGCGGAGGTGGTGGCGGCTGAGGTCTACAATGCGCGCAAGCGCGACGCGGCAAAGTACGCTCGGAGGTGAGGGCTAAGCTCACCAAGAGGGCGGGCGGGTTTGAAACCCGCAAAGAGGGCTCGGACCGAGCTTCCACCGTTCGCGGTGGCGGCGCTTGAGGTCCGGGCCCTCGCTCTTTCTGGCAAGATGGCGCGAATGGAAGGCGTACTCGCTGAATCGCTCCGCATCCTGAAGACGGCTCGCGCGAAGAGCGCATCGATCAACGTCGCGTTTTCTGCCGGGAAAGACTCCCTCGCCGTCATTGATCTGTGCTCCCGGACGTTCGACCGAATCGACGCGTTCTTCATGGAGATGGTCCCGGGGCTCGAGTGCGTAGAGGTCGGCCTCGCGTGGGCCGAGCAGCACTACGGAGTGAAGGTACGTCGGTACCCGCACTGGATCCTTGGGCGCTGCCTCAAGGGAGGCATCTACTGCAACAACTGGCTGTCGACCGACGACATCCCCGACGTCGGCGTGCGCGACATATACAACGCCGTCATCGCTGACACCGGTATCCCGCTGATCGCCACCGGCGCGAAGCGGAAGGACTCGATCTGGCGCAAGCGCGGGCTATCGAACAATCAGGCCTACGACGACGTCGTTTACCCAATCGTCGGATGGAATAAGCTCGACGTGCTCTCGTTCCTGAAGATGCGCAACATCCCGATCCCGAGCTCGAGCGGCGCGAGCGCTACCGGCGTGGACCTGAGCACGCCGAGCCTGCTCTGGCTTCACGACACCTACCCGGCGGACTTCGCGAAGGTGTGCGAGGTCTTCCCTTACGCGCAGGCCGTCGTCTTCCGCCGAACCTTCTACGGCATGACGTAGACTCCGCGCGCATGAGCGACGACACGGGCGAGACAGACCTGGCCGGCCGCAAGGCTCGTGTGAACGCGGCTGTCGACGGCGCGAACCCGAAGACCGAGGCGCTCATGAAAAACGCCTTCGACGTCTTCGAGGTCGTCGACATGGACCGGCGCGAGCTCAAGGAGGCGACCTATAATCCGAGGCAGCTCGACGAGAAAGCGAAACGCAAGCTCCGCACGGGGATCAAGAAGCTCGGGATGCTCGGCCCGGCGTGCATCTGGAACAAGCGCACCGGGCGCCTGGTCGGCGGGCACCAGCGGATCGGACAGCTCGACGCCCTGAACGGAACGGCGGCGTACACGCTCAAGGTGGCCGTCGTGGACCTCGACGAGAAGGCCGAGCGCGAGGCGAACATCCTGCTCAACAACCGGGAGGCGCAGGGCGACTGGGACATCGGGAAGCTCGGCGAGATGTTCCGCGAGACGCCACTCGACCTCGACGCGACGGGCTTCGACGCAGCGGACATCTACAAGATGTTCGGCGATTCGCCGTTCCAGAACCGCGAGGACAACGCGCTCGACGACCTCACGGACAGACTCAAGGCCTCGCGCCAGCGGTACTTCGACCTGCTCAAGGTCTCCGGCAAGCGAGACGGGGATCACTTCTACACGGTGGTCGTCTTCAAGGACACGGAGGACCGAGACGCGTGGGCGACTGCGCTTGGCCTCGACGAGAACCGCTTCCAGGACGGACGCACCCTTCGTCGGATCTTCGAGGCGCAGGCCTTCCAGATCGCAGAGCAGGCCGACCTCGTCGCCAGGAAGCGCCTCGAGACCATGCCGGTGACGCTCCTCGCCGAACGGCTCGCCGAGCGTCTGGAGGCCACAGGGCGTGGCAGCGAGGCGATCGTCGAGCAGCTACGTGCGCTGTTCGCCAAGCGGTGAGGAGCCCGGTATCGTCGGTGGCATGCACCGAAGCCACCGGGCGCTGGCCCTCCTCGCCGTAGCGGTCCTCCTCGTCGCCTGCCAGGTACCTCCGCAAGAGGGCGGTGGCGCGACCCCCGCCGTCCCGCCGCGCATGCGCGCGAGCATCACCCCAGGGCCCGCCGTGGGCTTCCCGGGCGTCGACGGCGGAGGCGGCGCGGTGCTGCCCGCCAGCGGCGCCTTCGAGGCCTCGCCCACCACGAACTCGACGGCAGGGGTAGCGATCCCTCCTGGCGCCGTACAGACGACGCTCGGGTGGACCGCCACGATCATCTACACCCAGGGCGCTTCCTCCGGCCAGATGAGCTGCAAGGTGTTCGCGTTCGACGGCAAGAGCTGGGGCCAGCTCGCGAGCCCGGTCGATCAGAGCTACAGCGGCATCGCGCTCGGCGTCGGCACCGGCCAGTACGCGATCAGCGGGACCGTGCCTCACGGGGCGACGCGGCTCATGCTCGTGAGCGCCGAGGTCGGCGTCACCGCCACGCCCGGCTCGTACACCGCGGAGATCGCGTTCCAGTGATGGGTCGATCGGGTCTCCGTGGACTGCTCGTCACTAGCGTCCTCTTCGCGGGCACGACCGCAGACGCGCAGCTCCGCTCGCCGATCGCATCGCCCACAGGGTCGTGCGTGGGCGCGCAGGCTCAGTACGTCCAGATATACGCTGGCGGGAGCGCGAGGGGACATTCCCAGGTCACGTACACCGGCCAAGCGGCCGGCGGCTTCTCGGCGTCGAGGTACCTTGCCAATACTGCGGGCTCGGCGATCGTCTTCTCGCCCGGCCAAACCCTATGGGTAGTGCTACAGCTCGCGGGCGCCACAGGCTCAACGACCGAGACGGTGCTGTGGTCTTCGGACCCGGCGCAAACGCACGGCTGGCGGCTCATGAGGGCAGGCCAGGATAGCGGCGCGCAAGCGGGGCAATTTTTGTTCGGTTCGGGCAGCTCATATGTGTTCCCGACGTCGGGATTTCCGACCGTCAACACCGGCATTCTCACTGCCGCTATCGTCTGGGCGAGCGGCGGTGGAGTGTCGGTGTCGCTCAACGGTGGCCCGCTCACGTCGCTCGGGTCGGTGATCAACGCCGGAGTTTGCACAATAACCTGCAACGCCTCGATCGGCGCGGGTTACACCGCGACGCCTGGCAGCCTGCCCGCTCCCGACGTGCGCGTGCTCGCGCTCGCGACGTGGGCGACCGCGGCGACGTCGACGCAAGCTCAGGCGCTCACGCTCCCGAACGGCAATCGGTTCGCGCTCCCGTCCTCGGTGCGCTCGAGCGCTGTTGTCGACTGGCAGGCAAGCCGAGATTGGAATGGATCTGCTTCGACGAGCACGAGCCTCGGGACGTCGCCGATCACGCTCAACGTCACCGGACCGCCGACGCTCTACAGCGTCGCAGAGCTCGCGATCGCCACGTCGTCGGGCCTCTACCGCGATGGCGCGATCGCGATGTCGAACACGGACACTAGTGGCGTCTCGTACACGATCCGAGACTCGTATTCGCACGTCGTCGCGCAGAGCGACGCGACCTACGCGGATGCCATCGCGTACTCGACGCTTTTCAAAGACGACCCAGCTTTCTCGAGCGCTGCGCTGTGGGTCAACGGCTCTTTCAATTCGGCGCCTCTCGTCGGCGCCCAGGCGACACCGCAGGGGCTCTCGTTCGCCGTCGCAGCCGGCGCCGGCAAGACGCTCGATTTTTGGGAGGGCACGCAGTCGCTCTACGGAGCATCGCTGCCGCTCGGCCCGCGCGAGGGCACGTTCCTTCAGTCGATCCGAATCCCCACGCTCGCGCTCGACGGCGTAACGAGCACTCACACCCTCGTCCTCGGGCTCGCTCATCCCACGCATCGCGTGGTGCTCCTCGGCGATTCGATCCTAACCGGATTCGTCACGAATCCACCGATCGAGTACGGACCCGCCGCACTGATGCGGCAGTCGTACACGTACCCGACGGACGGCATCACGTCGCACACCGCGGGCGACGATTCGGTCGGAAACGAAGTCGGCCCGACAGCCGTCGCTGGCGCTCTCGTCGCGACGCTCACAGCCGAGAGCGACGGCACGTCGAGTAACGTCGTTTGGGACCAACTCTCCACCAACGATTACGGATTCGTCCCGATCTCCGCTTCGAATTTCGCGGCGTACCTCGCCTCGTTGATGGACAGCTATCACACTGCGAATCCGTCGGCGCGATGGGTCGAACAAGGCGCAACACAGAGAATATCCCCGTCGACGGAGGCGGCCAATTCATTCGGCAATACGCTCGGCGACTATCGCGCTGCTAAGCAAGCCGCCTGCGCCGCGCGCTCGTCGTATTGCACCTACGTCGAGTGCGCCGCTGGCGCGTGCGTGAGCAATGCAAACATCGCGTCGGACGGCCTGCACCTCGTCAACGCTGGCGCGGCGCAGTTCACGGCTGTCATCGTGTCGACCCTCACCGCCGCCGGCTCGTGCGGCGCGACGACGTGTCTATAACAGGTCAAATCGTTTGACCTCTGTCGCCGGCCGGCGGGTACGTGACCACGGGCGACGGGGATCTGATTGACCCGATGCTCGCCTCCGAGGTCGCGCAACTCACGACCTACCTCCGCGCGCAGCGAGGCTTTTGATATGAGCCAGCAAGCCCCCGGCGGATACTCCCGCGTTCAGGCGCGCACGTCGCAGCCGAGTCAGCCCTCGGTCTCCGATCCTGGGCCGCCGCCCGCCCCCGCGACATTCGGAGCGGTCGCTGCGCTGGTCAGCGTCACATCGCTCGTGACCGTGATCGCGAGCGCCGGGGTCACGTACGGGATCCTCAGCAGGCGACGCGTCTGATGAGCGCCACATCGCTGAGAAGCGTGAGGCCGGGGACTCGACCGGCTGCGGCGAGCACCATGAGGTCACTCAAAGCAGATTGCAAAATTCGGTGCCGGTTGCCAGATTCTGAGGAGGTTGCCGAATTCGACGATGGTTGAAAAATCTATTGAAAATCGAGGCACTGAACTCGCGACGATGTCGCGCTGCCGAACTCGAACGTAACGCTCGCCCAAACGACCGCGTTGGAGGGGCGCTGGGCGCGGCGCCATGAACGTCTCGGTGGAGCGGCGCCGACGGACGCTCGTGTCAAGACTCGACGAGTGCTCGCGTGTTCAGTATTCGTCGGGGGTGCACGGCTCGCTCACACCGATGGACCGGCTGGACGCAGCTCGAGCGCTGCTCGCGGTCGCGCGGCTCATGTGGCGCGTCCGGAGGGCTGCGGCCATCTACGGGACCGACGGCGCCGAGGTCGACGCTCGCCGCGTCGCTGGCATCGGTCGCGAGATCGGCGAAGCGATCGCAGCTCTCGAGACCGCGAGCTCGGACGGCGAGAGCGCGAAGGCGGTCGCTCGCCTTGATCGCGCGAGCCTCGCGCTGTGGACCGAGGCGCAGCGATGCTCCCGAACCGAGGGCATCTGCAGCCTGATCGGTCAAGCACGCGTCGGGATAGAGCAACGCGTGCAGACGACCGGCCAATGATGGAGGCGCGCACGTTCGTGGTGGTGGTCGAGCCGGCTGTCCTCGACGCCGACGAGGGCGGCTGGCACGTCCACCTGCCCGAGATCGAGGGCTGCCGCTCGTGGGGTGCGTGCGTCGAGGAGGCGCGGGCGAACATCCGCGAGGCGCTCAGCGCCCGCGCTGACATCCTCGGTCCCGAAGCTGCAGCAATCGCAAGGACAGCGATGTTCGTCGAATCGGAGTGCCCGGTCGGCGTGCCGTAGAGCCGGGGCGCGCGTCGACTCGATCCGGTTCACTTGTGCCACATCGGGCCAAATGGCAACGTGTGGCCCATGCTCCAACGCCGACACCTCGTCGCCTCCCTCTTCGCGTTCTCCGTCTCCGCCGTTGCGCTGCCCGGCTGCGTCGACGTAGAGGTGCCCATCAAGGACGCACCGGCTCGACGCATCTACGCGCACGACGCGAAGGACGGCGGCCGATGAACACTTGGGACGAGGCGTCGAGTTGGCTTCGACGAGTGTTCCGGCGCCCGCGGCCGAGCGATCCCCCTCACCTCGTCGAGGCGTACAAGGCGCTCGTCGTCGAGGTGGTCGGCGTCAAACTCGAGCTCGCCTCTGCGCTGCGCGAGGCGGACCGCCTCCGCCATGTTCAGGCCATCGAGGGCGACTATGTTTGCCCCGATTCGCTTCGCGCTGACGAGGCCGAGAAGGAGCGCGCCCGGGCGCGCCGCGCGCTCGTCTTTGCCCACTGTGATCTCCGCGCGCTGGCCGGGCTCGCCGGCAAGGGATCGGTCGCTCTCCGCGTGAATGAGTTGCAGGGCTTCGACGGCGAGTGGGAGCGGAGGACGGTCGGCGAGCTTCGCATGCTCAGCGCTCGCGACATCCTCGACCGTGCGGAGAACGAGCGTTCGTGACGAACCGCGACGGCGCATTGAGCGCGCGGCTCGACCTCGGCGGCGGCGTCAGCGCGGAGATTCGCCGTCTCGACGGCGTTATTCATGGCGTCGCGTATTGGCACACGTGCAACGGCGTGTACGACTCGGAGGACTTCATCAGCGTCAAGCCGGAGTGGCCGGATGGGTGGGAGCTCGTGAGCCTCGAGCCGCTCACGCTGTCTCCGTCGCTGCTCTGCCGGGCGTGTGGCCATCACGGCTTCATCCGCAATGGTCGCTGGGAGAATGTATGAGCAAGCACGCCTGCTTCATGATCGAGGACACCGGCATCGCGCGCCAATTCCTGAGGCGGTACGTGAGCTCGCTGAAGGCCTCCTGCCCCTTGGCGTTTGGCTACCACAACGCTCTCGTCCCGTTCGACATGGCGCCGGCCAAGCTCGAAGCCAGCCATCGAAGGAGGTCATGCGGGAGCGGTGAGGGTGCTAGGCGCCGACCGCGCCTCCGACGTCCGACGGTAGCTCCCAGAACCCGAGAGCGCCCCGACAGGGAACCGGCGTGTCCAGGGGGTCGACGTCGCGGAAGACGAGCCCCCACGCGCCGGTAGCTCGCCAAGGGCTTGCCAAATCCACGCTAGGGGGAATGACTGCGTCGAGGGTAACGACCGCGACGACCGCGCCCCTTGGGGCGGCGCGCGCGCGGCTTGGAGCCAGGCGCGCCCACCGAGCGAGCCCCGCGCCGTCAAGCCAGGCCTCAGCGGATGCGTCGAAGCCCTGGCCCGCGTGGATCGCGATCCGCTGGCCGACCAGCCGGCGCGCCGTCGCGACTTGCGCGGGGACTCGGTCCCATGGCCGATTTTCCACGCGCTTCGGACCGTGCGCCACGAACCACGCCCATGGCTGGCGAAGGGTAAGCCCCTTCATCACGCGGCCTTGTCTCGCGCGTGCTCGCGCGCGAGGGAGCGGAGCGCGGAGCGGACCGCCTCGAGGTAGTCGTCGAGGCCGTCGATGTCGTCGACGCCGTCCTCGGTCGCCTTGTCCAGCTCTGCTTGCTGGATGACCGCGAGCCGAGCGTCGGAGGTCCGCGCGGTGATCCCGATCTCGCGCCCCACGGCGGCGAGCCGGGCGTCCCCGCTCCCCCGTTCGAGCGGCGCGTAGTAGTCCGACGCGGCCCAGATGACGAGCGCCTCCCCATCGTCCCCCATGAGGTCACACCTGCGCTCGATCTCAGCGTGCGCGGCGATCGCGTCGTCGGTGTATCGCGCGACGACGTTCTGCCCGTCCCACTCCCTCGAGTAACCGGCCACGACCCTCTCTGCCAGCGGAGCGAGCTCCGCTAGGAGGCGGTTCGCGGCGTCGGCGCGGAGAGGGCGGGAGAGTGCGACGCGAAGGACGTGCTGATGGTACACGTCGAACGGGACGCCGCTCCCAACGACGGGATCCGGGCTCGCGGTGAGCGACCCTTCTCCGCGCGCGTCGAGCTCGACGTGACAGGGCTGAGGCGCCGACTGGCGCGGGTACCTGAGGTAGAGCTCGGTTCCCTTCACGGGCTTGATGTCGATGGCCATGCTGACTTCTCCCCGGGGCCCATTCGAGGCCCTCACGCGGCGAAGCCCGGCCCCTCGGGTGAGAGGTCGGGCGGAAGTGTGGAACGGCGCCGCGGCTCAGGCGGCGCGCCCGAGAGAGACGGCGGAGCGGGGGTCGATCATGTCGGGCCGACCGAGCTCGACGTAAGAGACGGCGCGCGCGCGTAGCGGGTGGTCAGCGGGGATCTCACACTCGATCGCGACCGTCCAGAGACGCGCGCCGATCTTCGCCGCGTCGTCGAGCGCGGCTGAGACGCCGGTCCCGCCGTCGATCCCGTCCGTCACGAGGACCAGGTCGGCGCCCGCGTCACCCTTCGCCGCGAGCTCACGGATCTTGTCGACGCTCGCGCGGACGGCGCGCGCCGTGTCGGTCCCCCCCGAAAGGAACGAACGGATCATCGCGAGGACCGAGGCGGGCGACGAGGGGTCGAGATCGGCGACGACGACGGAAGTCGACCAGTGAACCACCGCGATGCGGCGACGGTCCGCGACGGCGACGCGCGCGACGGCGATGGCGGCGGCCTTCGCCCATTCGTTGCGCGCGCAGCTCATGGACCCGCTCTCGTCCAGGGCCAGAACGATCGGTCCCCGCGCCTGGACACGGTCGCCGCGGACGGCGTACTGCGTCGCTCGGCGCGTGCTCACGCGGTAGAGGGCTGCCCCCTCGAGATCGGGGTCCATGAGCTGCGCGTACTCCGAGGGGAGTAGGCGCTCGACGTCGCCTCCGAGCTCGACCGAGTAAACCTCGGCCGGCGCTTGGGGGACTCTCCTGGAGTTTGCGCCCCTCATCGCGGCGAACATCCGCCCCGCGAGCCTGGCGATCCGCGCGACGCGCCCGTCATCGGCCCGAGGGGCCACGTCGCGCGCGACGTCCCACGCCGCGCTCTCGTCCCACCCGAAGCCCTCGCGGATCGAGGCGACGGCCCCGGCGAGCTCGCCGAACGTCACCCATGCCTCACGCGCGGCCTGGCGCCGCGCGAAGGGCGTCAGATTGGCCACGAAACGGAGGTCCTCCCACGCGCGCCACATGGTGGCGAACGCGAGCGCGGCGGCGACTTCGTGCGTCACGAGGGTGGCGGCGTGCTCCTCGGGCGCCGTCTCTCGGAGAGCTTCCGCGAACGTGGTCGGTTCCGGCTCCCCGATCCCCGTGATGGCGTGCCAAATGGCCGCGGCGTCGGGCGCGCTTTGGGCGACGGCTCGGTCGAGCGCGGCGTGGTGCTTTCGAGCGATGATAAAGGGTCTCACGAGTCAGAGTATTAGGCCGCGGCGGAGCGTTGTCAACGCTTGTGGCGCGAATATTCGGGTGTCGCGTCGTCGCCGAAACGGACCTCCCGAATGGCGCGACGTGCCTTGCGCGCGCGCTCGTTCTCGGCGGCGTCGCGGACGAGCTCGTGGAGAGGGCGCGTCCATGCGGGCGTATTTGGCGCGTTGGGCCGAGGCTTGCCGGAGCTCACGCGATCACCTGTCCGCCGTCGAGCCACCGCCCCCCCTGCCATGAGAGATGACGGAAGCGGAGAGCGGGAAGCCTGGGCTCGATGAGGTGGTGCCGGTGACAGCTGGCCGAACCAGCCTCCGAACACATGAGGACGAGGCGCCGTCCGCGGGCCACGTCCGCGGCGAGCTCAGCGATCCCCGCGGGCGTCGGACCGGGGGAGCCGCCCCAATCCCCGCCGAGCCGATCGCCGCGCCACTCGTATCTCGCGCCGAGTAGTGCCGACAGCTCAATGCGCCAAAACCCCCGCCGCGTGTAGATTACGCGGCCCGAGGCGTAGCGGACCCTAGCCCCCGTACGGACGACGTCCGACTCGACGACGGGCCCCGGGAATGCGCGGACGTCGACGAGGGTGGCGTCCAGCCTCGTCACGAGGCTGGCGAGGGCGTCGGGCCCATCGAGCGACCCAGGCTCCCGCCGGGCGGCCGACTTGCTTCGCCCGCTGTCCCCGTAACCACAGGTGTAAATACCGGGTGTCTTCATTGACGCCGAAAGCTCGCCGTCCCGGGAGGGACGGCGAGCGGTTGATCCGGCGGGGGTCGGCTAAGCCGTGAGCTTGGGCGACCGGCGAGCGAGCCCGGCGAGGGCGGGCGAGAGCGAGGCGGCGAGCCCGCTCGCGAGGTCGTCCCATGCCGCCTGAAGCTCCGCGCGGCGATGGCCGATCTTCTGCCCGGCCCGCTTGCTCACCCCATCGGCGACGATCGCGTCGACCGAGTGCGCCGCCCTCTCGAGGCGTGCGACGAGCGACGGCCGAGCGGCGCGGAGCGCGGCGGCGTCGGTGGGGCGCGCGTGGTAGGCCGCGAGAGCGTCATCAATCCACTCGAGGGCGGACTTCGCGGGGCCGGCGTCGATCGCGTCGAGGGTCGCTTTGACCTGGACGCGGTCTTCCGGCTTAGTCCAAAGCCCGAAACGAAGGACGCGAAAGTCGTCCATCGTGATTGCGGCGCGCCCGTCGAGCCATGCCGAGGCGCGGAGGACTCGCGCCAGGGCGATCCATCGGCGATCGGACGCGATGACGCCGACGTCCCTAAGCGCCCGCCGGATCTTGACGAGCGCGCGGACGATGCTCTCAGGGAGCTCGACGGCGGCGACCGCGGCGACCGCGTCGGCCCAGTCCGAGAGGGAGAGGCGGAGCGCCCCCGGCGCGTAGGTGGGCGGCGCGCTCATCAGGTCCGCCCAGGCGTCGTCTCCCTGGACGTATTCCACGACTTCGCGGACCACGAATCGATCGTAGATGGCCGCGAGGCCATCGTCCGCCGGGAGCTCGTTGGACGCCGCGACCGTGAGGCGAAGCGGGATGCGCGCGCCCTGGTAGGTGCGCTCGTTGACCGCGGAAAGGAGCGTGTTCAGCGCCGCGTCCGATGCCTTGAAAAACTCATCCAGGAAGGCCGTCTCGACGGCGGCGAGCTTGCCGTCAAGCGCTCGCTCCCAGCGGTCCGCTTTCAGCGCCGAGAGCTTAACCGGGCCGAAAAGGCTGTCCTCGGTCGAGAACTTCGTGACCAGCGTTTGGAACGTCCGCGCGTCGCTGAAGTGCGAGAGGAAGGCGAGGAATAGGGCCGACTTGCCCGTCCCGGGCGGCCCGATCAGGAGCGCGTTTTGCCCCGAAAGCGAGGCGAGAACGATCGCTTCGACGGCGGCCTCGCGCTCGACGTAGCTCGCGGCGAGCGAATCTTGGATGCCCTGGAACGTGGCGCGGATGGTGTCGATCGTCATGTCATCTCCCCTTGGCCCCTTCGCGGGGCCGGTGCGGTGTCGCGAGAGTTAATATTAGTCGCCGTAGAAAGATTGTCAACGCTCATTCAAAGAAAAACCCCGGCCCCCTCTCGAGGGTCGGGGTGATCCCGGGTCACGGCGGCGAGCCCGCGGGGAGGCTACGGCTCACCCCGTGAATCCCTGCCAAATCTACTCGGCCGCCACCGCGGCGTCGGGCGCCGGGCTCGGCGGCTCCGCCGCGGCTTGGCGGTTCGCCAGGCGCGTAGCCCAAGCCTTCCGCCCGGCCTCGGCCATCTTGGCCGCGAACGTCCCTGGGACGGGCGCCGCGGCGGATTGCTTGGCCGCGGAGCTCGCGCGCTCCTTCTCGAGGCTCGCGAGAAACTCCACGCGGATCTCCTCTGCGCGCTCACGGATGCCCGCGGCGAGGTCTTCGAGGACGCCCTGATAGAGATTCGCGCGGGAGATGATCCCTTCCGCGAGCTCGACGCGCCGCTCGATCGCGTCGCCCCTCATGCCGAGGCGGGCGGACTCTAGATCCTTCGCGAGGTCGGCGAGCTCGCCGTCGAGGGCGCCTGAGACGGCCCCCTGCGCGGCGGCGTTCGCGTCGGGCGAGGCGACCATCGGGATGGTGATCGGCGCGAAGCCGAGCTTCGCCAGCCCGCCCGCGAGGGCGCGCCAGCGGCCGAGCTCTCCCGGGTGGGCGAAATAGACGCCCCCCGCGGCGCGGAGCGGGACCGCGTGAAGCTCGTGGGCTGCCTTCACGAGGGCCGCCGAGATGTCCTTCGCCGCGACGTGGGTCACGGCGTGGTTGGCCCGATAGGCGATGCTGCGCGCCCACTCGATGCCGACCGGGTCGGGTGTGCCCCCGGCGACGTCCGCCGCCGCGACGTTGCCGTTCGGATCGACGGACACGCGAGCGACCGAGTCAAACGTGTCGCCCTTCGTGTCGTCACCGCGCGTCACGCGGTAGACGAACACGGTGGCGTCGACGCTCTCGGCCGCGCGGACGGCGTAGCCCTTAGGCTTGACGCCCTCCGCCGCGGCCCGCGTCAGGGCCGTCTCGGGCGCGAGCGCGTCGGGGATGAGCTTCGCGAGATCCGCCGCGCCGAAAAGCGCCTTCGCGTCGGCGCGCGCGACGTCCACCCCCTGCGCGTTCCAGCTCAGGAGGAACCCGATGTCCACGCCGCCCTTCGCGGTCGTATCGGCCGCGACGGCGGCGAGCTTGTCGGCCGCCTGGCCGTTCCCTTTCTCGTGAGAGTCGCGCGCCGGCTTGGGCGCCGGCTTCGCGGGCTTGGGGGCGGCGGCGGGCTTGGATGCGGTCTTCGTGGTCGTCTTCATGGTGTCTCTCCCCTGGGCCCCTTCGCGGGGCGTTGCGTTTCGTGCGGCGAGCGCCGCCCCCTCATCTAGGGGACAGAGCTCGCCCCGCGATATGAGCGGGACGTCAGGCTGATAACATTAGTCGTCGCGAACTTGAAGTCAACGGCTAGAGGCGCGTTCGGAGTCCGGTGTTCGCCTCGAACGCCTGGCGGAGCTCCGCCGCGTGGATGTCGGAGACGCGCGAGAGGAGGCGAGCCCCGCCGTTGTAGAGCGAGAGGGTGTAGGTGTCGATCGGATCGAGGTCGACCACGACCAAGACGACCCCCTTCGGGGAGATGCGCTGAGGTAGCCGGAATCGAATCGACGCGCTTTCGCCCGCGAGGAAGTCACGCGCGCCGGTCATCGCGATGAACGCGTTCCCGCCCAGTTGAGAGAGGATGGTTTTTGCGGCGGTCATGTTCTCGTTCACAGGGTGAACATTAGTCCGCGGCGCGCTGTTGTCAACGAGTTTTATTCGCCCGTAGGTGGATCGGGGCGTCGCTCATAAGGAGGGCTCATACCGGGCGATGAACCCGTGGTTGCGTGTGGATTGAACCAAGATGAGGACCTCCGGCCGGACCTCCGGCTGAGCTGCTCGTCCCTTCCGCTGCGGTGATCATCCCGCGATCACCGCCAGCGGGCCGCGGGCCGCGCGAGAGTTGACCGGGAGTTGAATGCATGGCCGGCGTCGATGCCGTAGCGGCGAAGGGCCGCAAGCGATGATTCGACGTTTGCGTTGTCACGGCGCATGCATATGTTCGCCGCATGCGCGAAGCATCCCTTCAGGTTCTCGAGTCTTTGGCTGCCACGTCCACCGCGACGCCAGCGGAGATCGTCGCGCGCACCGGACTGACCCTCGGGCAGGTCTGCGGAAGCGCGAGCGCTCTTCGCGGGATGGGGCTCACGGCGCGCGCTGGCGATGGCTGGGCGATCACCGAGGCGGGCCGCTCCGCAATGTGGCGGCCGAGCAAGGCGCAGGTCTTCTCGTGATCGCCAAGCGTGGGCAGCTCGTGACGGGCCCCTGCGGGCGCTCCGGGCGCTTCGTCGGAACCAGCGTCGAGGGCGACTGGATCGCGTTCGATGGCGACAACTTCATGGCCATGTGTCGGAGGTTCGATAGCGTCCCCTCGCGCGTGCGCGCGGAACAAGCACAGGCGTCTCAGCCTGTCGCCCTGGCGCCCGTCGCGTCTGCGACGTTCCGCTCGAAGGACCTCTCCGACTTCGCGATCCTATCGGCGGTTCTCGCAAGGGCCGACCTTCCGACGGTCGAGCGCCGAGCTTTCCGAGGGATGATGGACGGCCTTCAACGCTGGTCAGCGCTCACCCTCCGTCAGCGGCAGTGGGTCGAGCAGGTTGCTGCGCGCCTCGGGCTCATCGAAGGCGGTGGCGACCGCACGCTTCCACCCAAGCCGCGAGGGACTTCAGCCTGGGACCCAGGCTCCGCCAAGACGTTCGGTCGCGGCAGCTCCGCCCGCTGACTCCGGGCGGGCGCCCTCCCGAGTCAGCGAGTTTTGGGGCAGCGCGTCACGTCGGTTGACGCGCTCTAGCGCGCCAGAAACATGTCCGATTCTCTGGCAGTTGACGTCCAGAAAACGGACGGGCTAGCTTCGCGCGCGGTCTCTGGTGAGTCAGCGGCACCTGGGACCCAAGCCCTAGATCTTCTTCCTCGGTGCTGCGATACGGGGGATCGCCCCCGACGCGAGCACCTAGCGGTGCGGCCTTTACTCGGCTCGCTACGCTCCCCTCGTACGCTCTCGATCGATCCGGCGGATCAACCTGACAAGTAGAGATCACGCGCGCGAGGGCAGCGCGCCCTCCGGCGGCGTCGGAGCGAGCGCGCAGGGTGGGAGCCGAAGCGCTCACCGGGAGACCAGTAGTTGCAGCCCGTGCAACTACTGACGCCCCGCCGCGCGTTTGCGGAACCGAGGCGTTTGCGTTAGCGTCCGCGCATGGCCGAGAAGACTCCGGGGCAAGTCGCGTTCGAGGCCTTCCACGGCGAGGGGCGCCCCTACCTGTGGGATCTCTCCCGCCCCGACAACCGGGATGCATGGGAGCACGCGGCGAAGGCTGTGCTCGCGCTCTCGCCGACGGGGGACCTGCTTGAGTCGACCGGCATCGCGACAGCGCTCGTGGAGCAGCTCGAGGGGGACACGGACCTGGCGGCGCGCCTTCGGCAAGCGCTGGGGCTCGACACCGTCGCTCAGGCGCTGCCGCCGCGGTCGAGCTAGGAGACCCGCGTGGACGCTGCCGCCGCACTCGCTCTTGAGGCCCATCGCAAGCGAATCGGCGAACAGGCCGGCGCATTCATCCGGCCCGCGGACATCGTCCCGAACCCCGGGCCGCAGAGCGCCTTCCTGCGCTGCCCCGCCACCGAGGTCATGTACGGAGGCAGCGCCGGGGGCGGCAAAACGATAGCGCTCCTACTATGGGCGATGCGGCACATCGGAGTGCCTGGGTACCGCGCGCTTCTACTACGTCGACAGTTCCCACAGCTACGTCGAACCTTGCTCCTGAAGAGCAAGGATCTTTATCCGTATGCGGGTGGAAGGTGGGTGGCTGGCGAGAAGACGTGGATCTTCCCCAGCGGAGCAACGATCGAGCTCGGAAGCGCCGACAAGGAGTCGGATATCGAGAGGTATCTGGGGTCCGAATACGCAGCGTGCGGGTTTGACGAGGCCACGTACTTCGCTCCCTACCAGTTCCGCTACATGCTCTCGCGTCTTCGCACGACCGTCCCCGGGCTAAATACGCAGCTCCGGCTCGCGACGAACCCGGGCGGCCCATCGCACGACTACTTTCTCCGTCGGTACGCGCCGTGGCTGTACCCGCCAGGCGAACCCGGGTGGAACGGCCCCTATCGCAAGCCCGGGGATGTCCTCTGGTTCCTGCCGATTCGCGACTCGGACGAGGAGCGCATCGTCCCAGCGTTCACGCCAGGCGCGACCTCGAGAACCTTCTTCGGCGCGAGGGTGACGGATACGCCGCAGCTCGCGGGGACGCAGTACGAGGCAAACCTCAACGCGCTCGACCGAGTAACGCGCGCTCGGCAGAAGGATGGCGACTGGATGGCGCGAGAGGCCGCGGGCGAGATGTTCAAGCGTGAGTGGTTCGATGTCGTCGACGCGTCGCCGCTCGACGTGTTCTACCGGGTCCGGTACTGGGACCTCGCGGGCACCGCGCAGAAGAACGCGACGGCGTCGAGCGCGTGGACGGCGGGCGTGCTCCTGGCGTGCACCCACTCGGGCCTGATGTTCGTCGAGGACATGGTCCGCGAGCAGCTCTCGCCTGGCGAGGTCGAGGACACCATCGCGCGCACCCAGGCGATGGATGAGGGGCGCTTCGGTGTCGACGCGAGGGCCTTCGAGACGATCATCGAGCGCGACCCGGCGCAGGCGGGGAAGTTCCAGGCCTGGTACTTCGGGACGCGGATGGGGATCAAGGCCATCGCTCCCGTCGGCGACAAGGTCGCGCGCGCCAGGATCCCGAGCGCGCAGGTCGAGCACGGGAACATGAAGCTCGTCCGAGGGCGATGGAACGAACCCTTCCTTCGCGAGGCCGAGAGCTTCCCCGATACGACGAAGGACCAGGTCGACTCGCTCTCCGGTGCTACGCGGCGCGCGATGGTGAAGCTCTACCGCGAGCTCAAGCGCAACGGACGCGACCCGCGGGCGCTTCTTCGCATCAAGGTGGTTGCTCGGATCGGGGAGAACGCCGCGCCCGACGAGGAGGACTAGGCGCGTAAGCGCGCCGTCGTCGCAAGCGCCGAGGGGGTCGGCCCTGTAGTACCGTCGGAGCGTGAGCACTCCCCGCAGCCGAGTCGGGTCGCCTTCGGGCGGCAGAAGCCAGGGACGTTTCCTTCAGCCGGCGCCGCGCGGAGCAGAGCGCGCCGCCGCTCCGCGCGTCGGGAGCCCGAGCGACCTCCTCGACATGAGCGCGATCACCCGCAGCCTCTTCGCGCGGCACATGCCGTATGCCGAGAAGTTCCGGCCCTTCTACGGGCGGATCGACATGCGGATGATCCAGGACGTTCTGGCGATGGCCGACACCGGGATCATGACCCCGATCGCCGACCTCGGGCGCGAGAGCTCGTCCCTCGACCCCCACCTCCTCACCGTCGCGCAGAAGCGGTTCGGCGCGCTCGCTGCGCTCGACTTCAAGGTCGACGCCGTGGCCTGCACGAAGGCAAACGGACTCGACCAGAAGATCGCTGACGAGGTGGCGGATGACGTCCGCGCGATGCTCAAGGGCATCACGAACAGGCAGGATGCGATCTACGACCTCGCGTGGTCGCTCTTCGACGGGCGCGGAGCACTTGAGATCGACTGGGTGCGCGTGAGCGGGCGGTCCCCCTATCAGCCCGTGTCTCTCGACTGGATCCACCCGCGCAGGCTCGCGTTCGGACCAGACCGCGAGCTACGCGTGATCGACACCTTCACGTCGGGTCGCGGATGGTGGAGCAGGAACGGCTTCGCGCTCCGCGACTACCCGGGGAAGTTCGTCACGTGGGAGCCGCGCTACTTCAGCGACTACCCGGAGCGAGAGGGGCTGCTGCGGCGCTCGATGTACTGGTCGCTCTTCAAGCGCTTCTCCGCGCGCATGCGGATGGTCCTCACGGAGCTCTTCGCGATCCCGTGGCGCGTTGTCGAGTTCCCGGCGACGACCGAGTTCCACGAGACGAGCTATGAGGACCTCGACGAGGCCGAGGACCGCGCGGAGGCCCTCGGCGGGCAGAACACCGTCGCGATGCCGCCGGGCGGGAAGCTAAATGTCGAGTGGCCGGGGGAGAACAGCGGGCAGCTCTTCGAGCTCACGCGGACAGGCGTGAACGAGGAGATGAGCAAGCTCTGGCTCGGCAACGTGGGAACGACCGACGCGATCCAGACCGGGATGGGCTCGAACGTCGCCACGGTCCACAAGGGCGAGCAGAACATCTACCTCACGCGCGACGCGTTCGGCGTGGGGGCGCGCATCAAGGCGTGCCTCGTCGACGTGTGGGTCGTGCTGAACCGAGGGGCCGATTACCTCCGCTACTCGCCGACGTGCACCCTCACGGCCGAAGACGAGGCGGACCGAACGGCGGAGCAGAACGCGCGAGGGACGGCCATCGCTCTTAGCGTCCCGGTGTCGCTCACCGACTACTACGAGAGCGCGCAGATTGAGCCGCCCGGAGAGGACGAGCCCGTGATCGTCGGCGTGAACGACCCGACGACGGGCAAGGTCACGACGAAGATCGTTTACCCGAAAGACTGGAGCGGCGCGCGCATCGGCGAGACTCCGCCCCCGGCAGGTCCGCCCGGCGGAGCGCCCCCGGCGCCTGGTGGCTCGACGCCACCGCCGAGCTCGGATGGTGGGAGCACTCCGCCGTCTGCGGGTGGCCCCCCAGCTGTGCCGACCGCGCCGAATCCCCCCGCGGCACCCGCGAGCACGAAGGCTCCAACGGCTCCGACTCCCCCGAAGCCCCCGACCCCCACCGTCGCTCAGCCGGGTGACGTGCACTCGCACATCAAGGCGGGACTTGGCCTCGAGCGGCCGGCGCCGACGCCGAGCGGGACCGAAGACGAGCTCGTCGACAAGCACACGCGGGAGGCGAGCCGACTCACGGCTGGCTGGTGCCGGACGATGCTCGATGCCGTCGACGATCAGGGGACGCTCGCGGACGCGAAGGTCGCGCTCTCGCGGGCAGCGGCGGCGCTCCCGCTCGATGCCTTCGCGCGCGGCATCGAGCGCGCGACCGTGACATCGCTCGCGCTCGGCGCGATGGACGCGGCGTACCAGGCGGAGCACGACCACGAGGAGGATGCGTTCCGCCCGAGCTTCGCGGCAGACAACGCGCGGACGAAGGACCGAACACTCATCCTCGGCGCGGGGGGCGTGCTCGGCGCAGTTCCTCCGATGGTCCAGGGCTTCACCCTGAAGCCTTTCAACGAGGCCATCGCCGAGTTCATGGGCAAGGCCGTTCTTCCCCGGCATCTCTTCGAGCGGCTGACGTCGGAGGCGAAGCGGCGCGCGTTCACCATCGCGGGCCTGTCGCAACAGACGATGCTCGACGTCGCGCACGACGAGCTCACGAAGAGCATCGTGGACGGCGACGACCTCGCGACGTTCCGCGAACGGCTGGCCGAGCGCTTCGACAGCAACGGATGGACGCCGCTCAACCGGAGCCACGTCGAGACCGTCTTCCGAACCGCGATCAATGGTGCGTACAACAGCGGTCGGCACGTGCAACAGACGCAGCCCGCCGTGCTCGCGGCGCGCCCCTACTGGCAGATCCGCGGCGTGAAGGATGACCGGGCGCGCCCGGAACATGCCGCGGCGAACGGGAAGGTGCTCGCTGCAAGCGATCCTTTCTGGACGCGCGCGCCGCTCCCTTGGGGGTTCAACGAGCGTTGTACCAAGACCTCGCGTTCGGCAGCGGACCTCGCCAGGCTCGGCCTCTCGGTGTCCAACGGCGCAGACCTGAAGGGCCTCCCGGACGAAGACTTCAAGGCCGGGGGCGGCTTCACGTTCGACCGGAGCCTCTTCGGCTACGACGGCGTGCGCCTCGCGAACGGGCGCAGGATTGCGGGCATCCCGCGCTTCTTCGGCGGCACGCTTCTCGTCCTCGTCGACCGTCCCCAGGGAACCGTCGAGACGGGGACCGCGAAGGACGGCACCCCATGGTCGCGGACATGGTCCTTCGACGGCGGCGAGCTTCCTGGCACGTCGGCCGGCGACGGCGAGCCGATCGACGTCTTCTGTGGCCCGGACGCCGCAGCGCCAATGGCGTTCTGGATCGTCCAACGCGGCGATGACCCGGAGCTCCGTCTCGCGCTCGGGTGGGCGAACATCGACGAGGCGCGTGCGGCGTACCTCTCGGTCGTTCCCGCCGAGATGCTTGACCGCGTGCTCCCGCAGCCCGTCGAGCACGTGAAGGCGCTCCTTGGGCTGCCCCCCGACGTGCGGATGCTGGAGGTCCGCCGCACGCTGGACGGTCACGACGATCAGGCGCGCGACGACCACGGCCGCTTCGCGCCCGGCGGCGGCGGAAGCGGGTCGTCGAGCTCGAAGAAGGAGCCCACCAAGCCGACCGGCAGCGGTGGGCTCGCGGCGAAGATCGGCGGAGCGCTGTCGAAAGCCGCGAGCGCCGCGGTGGACAAGATCAAGGGCGCGCCAGGGGCACTCAAGGACGCGCTGATGAAGCAGGTGGGAACCTTGAAGACCGCTGCGCTCGGGATCAAAGCCGCCGTCACCGGGAAGCCTGTCTCGCACGAGCAGAAGGCGGCGATGAAGACCGTGGCGATCAAGATCGCGACGAAGGTCGCGTTCTCGGCGGTGAGCGCGGCGCTCCCTGGCCTCGGGCATGCGGTCGGCGCGGCGCTCGAACACCTGCCTCATGCTGCGGAGATCGTCGCGCACTGGGTGGCGCACCACGCCGCCGAGCACACGGTCGAGCACCTCGCGAAGCACGCCGCTGGCGTTCACACGACAGCGCTCCGCCTGCTCGAGGCCGACGACACGGGCGAAGGCATCACCGACGGCGAGGCCGGGGCCTTCATCGACCAGGTCTGCGACAGCGTCTCGCACGTGCTCGGGGCGATGAGCGATGACGACTGGGAGTCGATCCTCGGGCCGCATCTCCCCGCGGTCGAGCCGAAGAAGGCCGACCACACACGCCAGCCGCGCAAGCCGGACGGCGACTTCGCGCCCCCGGCCAAGGCCGCGGGGCATGCGGGGAACCCGCCCGCGGGCGCCGAGCTACCGGACGAACACGGCGCGGCCCTCGACGCCGCGGAGGCGACACGTGGCGTCGAGGGCGACCGCTCCGAGGATGCTCAGAAGGCGAGCGCCTTGTGCAAGGCGGAGCCGAACGCGGCGAGCCACACGGCGGCGGCGAACGCCCACTTCATCGCCGCTGCGGCATGCGGGACGAACGATCTCGCGGGGCAGGCGGCGCACAAGGCCGCGGGCGTCGCGCACCAGAACGCGGCAGCGGCGTTTCACGAGCGCTTCTGCGTCCGCGTCGCGCTCGACATCGAGGCGACCATCGCCGCGCTCGATGTCGAGTCACTAGTCCAGCTCGAGCATGCGGACGACCATCCGCACGGACCCGACGGGAAGTTCGTCCCCACCGGAGGCGGTAGCGCGCTGTCCAAGATGCAGGTCGCCGGGAAGAAGGCGAGCGCGACGAAGAAGTCGAACCAGGCGGCAGAAGCCTCCAAGAGCGCCGTTACCGCGGAGGATCACCACGCTGCCGCATCAATGCACACCGCAGCGGCAGCGGCACATTCCGAGCTCTTCGCGGTGACCGGCGACCAGAAACACGCTGACCTGGCTGGCCAACACGTCGACGCCGCGAACGCGCACACCGCGCTCCTCCCGGCGAAGGGGGAGACGACGGTGACTGTCACGCCGGCAGCCTCGCCCAAGCCTCCGAGCGTCGACGGGGCGAAGGGCGATCCGAAGATTGCGGACCTGAAGGCCAAGGCCGATGCCGCCAAGGACAAGCACGCGAGCGCCGTCGCCGAGGGGAAGCTCGGCAAGATGCAGATCGCTGGACTCATGGCAGCGGCCAGCAAGGCGACGGCGGCGCACGCGGCAGCCGTCGCGAGCGTAGCCACCTCCGCCGCGAGCAAAGAGACGCCGCTGCCGGTAGCGAGCCCGCCGCCGGCAGCGGCTGTCGCGGCCCCCGCTACAACAGCGGCTCCGGCGGCACCTCCGCCCGGGAGTCAGTACGCCAAGGGGCTCGCCGCCACCGCGGCGGCGAATGCCCACGCGGACAAGGGCGATGCCGCGCTCGAGGCGGGCAACATCGCCGAGGCGCACGAGCACTTCGCCAACGCGGCGGCGGCTCACGACAAGGCGTCATCGCACTACAAGAACTCCGCGGACAACCCGGCGGCGGCGCAGTTCAAGGATGAGAACCTCGCCGCTTCGGCAAATGCGAAGGAGACCTCGCAGGCGATCAAAGACAAGATGTCGACGATCAAGGCTTCCATGCCGGCAGCACCAGCGGCACCGCCGGCGCCGCACGGTGGTCTAGATCCGTATGAATCGCCGGTCGTGACCGCTCATCCAGGACATGCCGCTGCGGCGGCAGCCATCGCCTCCAGCGCCGCCGGTCTTTCGCCCGCGGTCGGACCTCCGCCGGAGGGCTCCGCCGTGAAGTCCCTGATCCACTCGCTCCCGGTCGCCACCTATAGCTCGGCGCCACCGGCTGTCGCCGCGCACGTGACGAGCTACATCGACCAGAACCTCGACAAGCTCTCGCCTCAAAACATCAAGGCCATGATCGGCTTCTCGAACGGGCACGACTTCGAGATTCGCGCTCTCGAGCGCGGAGTCCCGAAGGCCGAGCTCATCGCCGGGCGCATCAAGAAGGGGGAGGGGACGGAGGTCGCGACCGCTCACGTCGAGACGTCGTTGGGCATGGTCGGACACCTTCACGAGGCGTTCGGAAAGATCGCGTTGTCTTCGCCGCCGCCGCCTGTCCTCTATCGCGGGATGAGCGTCTCAGATCGGACGGCGCACGAGATGCTCACGCAAAATACGTGGTCGACGTCCGGGATGAGCTCCTCGGCGTCGTTGAACACCCATACGGCCTACGGCTTCGCCTCGAAAAACATGGGGAAGCCCGACTACCGCGGAGAGCCCATCAAGCACGAGTTCGTCGTCGTCGTGGAGAAGGCGCACGCCAGCCTTCCGCTGACGAGCCCGAAGGTGAGCCCGCTCTACCATGGCGAGCGCGAGATGATCTTGAGCCCTACGGCGAAGTACAACGTGACGAAGCGCGCGGTCGACAGTTCGGGGAGGGTGCACATCCACCTGCAAGAGCAGTAAGACGTGGCGATGGGCGACGACCGCGCGGACAGGTTCGGAGACACGGGCGAAGGGCTGCAATCCCTCTCGCCCGCGGCGCTTGCCAGCATCGCCAGCGACAAGGCGCGGGTCGCGCAGGGGGCCATCGCGGAAGCCGTGGACAAGGACACGGCGGTGGCGAACGCGGAGGCGTACATCGCCGCGCGCGGGGCCGCGACCGCCTACAAGATGGCGTCCCAGGCCGACGGGGACGCCTGGGACGACGCGCGCAAGGCTTGGGAGGCGACGGCTCTCGCGTACCGGGACCTGGCGAACGCGGCGGGCTGACCGGGTGGCGCCCGGAGGAGCGCGCTTCCCTCCGTGGAGGAATCCCCGGTAGCCTCTCGGCATGACCACTGCGTCCCAGACGATCAAAGCCGCCGCTGGCGGGTCCATGTTCGCCGCCCAGGTGGAGAACATGCGGAAGAACTTCGAGGGCCGAATGGCGGCGACCGAGAGCGAGCTCGGGGTCGACCTCCCCGCCGTCCTTCCGGTCGACTTGAAGGGCGCGATCCTCGCCGCAGGGACGCCGATGGTGCCCTACGTGGCGGCGACCTCTGTCGGGTCGTACCTCAACAACTCGAGGTCGAGCGTCATCCGCTGGCCCGCAGGCGTCCAAACGGCGGTCTGGACCTCGGTCGACCTCCCGCTCGACGTCGACACGAGCTACCCGATCACGGTTCGGGCTCTGGTCTCGAAGAGCGGCGCGACCGCGACGGACGTCCCCGCGCTCGCCATCGGCGTTTACGCGCAGCTCGTGGGGGCTCTTCACGATGCGAGCGCGAACCTCGGCGGGACGACGCCAGCTCTGACGAGCCTGCAAGCCGCGCTCCCCGCGAAGACGATCACGCAGCTCTCGCTCCCGATCTACCTCCCGCCGACGCCGCCCGCGCGCCTCTCGATCTCGATCAACCCCACGGGAACCGACGTCACCGACGACGTCGTGCTCGACGGCGTATGGATCGAGTTCATGCGCAAGCCCGGCGTCGCGCGGGCGCTGATGGACATCCGCTACGGCATCCTCGCCGCAGGGACGCCCATGGCGGCCTTCGGTGCGAGCGTCGGGGTGACGCTCGCGAACGCCAAGTGCGTCGGCGTCGAGTGGGCCGCGACGCACATCACGGCGGTTTGGGGGTCGTTCCCCCTCCCGCTGGACATGGACGTCACGAAGCCGTCCGTCGTCGTGATGCTCCTGAGCAAGACGGGGGCGACGGTGGGCGACACGAGCGCCTGCGTCCTCAGCTTGTTCGAGCAGATCCCCGGAGCGCTGGAAGACGCGGGCTCGAACCTCCTCGGGACGGCCACGCCGATCGCCGCGCCGAGCGCGGCGGCAAAGACCGTCTCGAAGACGATCTTCGGCGTCGCACCCAACACCTTCACGGCGGGCCCGGCCAACTGCTCCTTCAGCATCACGCCCGGGACGCTCACGACCGACAACCTGATCTGTGAGGGCCTCTGGCTCGAGTATCAGCGCACGCAAACGGGCGCGACCGGGGCCGCCCCGGTCGTGAACGTCGACCTCAAGGCGTCGATGCTCGCCGCCGGAACGCCGATGGCCGCGTGGGCAAACAACGCAGGCGCGAGCGCGCCCGGCGTCACGCTCAACAACGCCAAGGCCGTCGGTGTGAAGTGGAACAACTTCGCCACGCAGACGCCGGTCTTCTCCGACGTCGTGCTCCCGGACAACCTCGACACGAATCAGCCGATCGTTGTCCACGCGCTCGTGAGCAAGAGCGGCGCGACGGCGACCGACAACACCACGCTCGACATCGGCGTCTTCGAGCAGGCGCCCGGCGCTCTCGAGGATGCGACGTCGGGTTCGCTGGGCGTCGGGGGAACCACCTCCGCGCTGGTGGGTTCGCTCGCGGCAAAAACCGTCTCGCACCTCACGTTCACGATTCCGGCGAAGTCGCTTACCGCGGCCCCCGGGAGGCTCACCATCTCGGTCCAGCCCACGAACGGGTCGAACCTCACCGACGACGTGCTCGTCACGAGCGTATTCTTGACGTACGCCGGAAAGACTGGCTGAGATGAGGCTGTCGCGCTGCGCAGCTTTAGCGCTCCGCGCCATCTGGGCGTCGCGCTCGCCGGGCGAGCAGACGCCGTGGTTGGAGCACCGTCTCGTCGCGCTCGACGCGGCTCCCGTGGCGGCGACGGCGAACGACAACACGATCAAGACGCCCGTCGGCGACGCGCAGTGGATCCAGATCGCGACGGCGGGGCACTACAAGGGCCACGCCGCAGGCGAGTTCACGCTCGACGCACTGGTTTTTTCGCAGGTCGTCGGCAACTTCCGTAACCACCCGAGCTACGTGCGGGGCGACAACGGGCTCGGGGCCGCCTTCGTGATCCCGTTCGACTGGCGGCATGCGTCCGAGCAGCGCCCGAACGAAGGCGGCCCGACCGCGCCGCTCACGCAAGCCGCACAGGGCTGGGCGCTCGACCTCGAGATGCGGAGCAACACCGAAGACGGCAAGCTACAGCTCTGGGCGCTCACGGTCATCCTCGAGCCGATGAAAACGCTTGTCGCCCAGAAGAAGGTGCTCTGGACGAGCATCGCCATCTGGCCGAACAGCCCTGACCCCGTCACGGGCGCAAACATGGGCTGGTACCTCAGCTCGGTGGCGTTCACGAACGACCCCTTCATCCAGGGCATGCAGCCCATCGCGGCGGACCGCACCGGCGGTTCTTTCTTCGGTGGGTCGCGGTACATCGACCCCTACGCGCCGCCAGGGAAGCCGAGTGAAGTGCTCGAGGCTCTGCGCCGGATCTTCGGCCTCGCGGAGCTCTCTGGGCTCGCTGACGTGCTCGGCCAGATCGCCACGCTTCGCGCAGCGGCGCTCGGACAGGCTCTCCCGCCGGCAGGCGTCGACATCGCCGAACTCGTCGGAGCCCTTCGGATCCTGTTCAACCTCCCCACGCTCGCACCCGTTGAACAAGTTTTCGCCGAAAGCGATAAGCTCGTTGCAGCGCTGGCCGAGGAGCTGGGATCCTCGCAGACGAAGCCGACGTCATCGGCGACAACGACCACCGCAACCGTACAACGCACCGAGGCCCCTCTAATGAACGAGCTCCTTCAGTACCTCTGCTCCGCGCTGGGCATCGTCGGCGCGCCCACCGAGGCCGTCGTGCTTGCGGAGTGCAAGCGTCGTCGTCTCGAGAACGGCGCGCTCCGCCACTTGCTGGACCGCGTCGGCGGCGACAAGGGGGGCGACGGTGACGCCGTGACCGCGAGCGCGAAGATCAAGGCGCTCCTCGGCGCGGCAGGTGTCGAAGACGTCGACGGCGCGACGAGCCAGCTCGTCCAGCGCTGCAGCGACGTGAAGAACCTGATGGAGATGGTTCCCGAGCTCGAGCAGATGATGGCCGAGGCCTCGGATGGCGACGACGAGGAGTCGATGGAGGACGTCCGCACCGCGATGCGCGTCCATTACAACGTCCAGGAGTGGGACCCCACCAAGCTGACCCGCGTCGAGAAGGACATCGCGAACGTGATGCTCTCGCACCGGACTGGGTCGGTCGACCTGGCCAAGCTCCTGGTCCGTCCCGAAGCTGGTAAGCCGGTCGACACCGCGAAGTTCATCGCGTCGGTCAAGGCCGTCCGAGCGGGCCTCCACCAGCGCAAGCTCGCGCGCGACGGCTTCCGCGCCGAATACCTCTCCGAGCCCGAGGCGCCGCCCGCGCCCGGGGAGCACTATCTCATGAGCCGTCTCGCGGCTCCGGGCAACAGCGGCACCGCCGCCCCCGCTCACCATCTCGCGCGCGCCGCCACCGGCCAGACGATGGGCCTCGGGCGCACCGCTCCGGCGATGTTCTCGGACCGGCCGGGTGCAGCTCCGGGCCCCGAGAAGCCGCTCGTCGACCTCGAACTCTTCCAGGGCAACCGCTCGCAACGGCTTCTCGCCGCTGCCCGTAAGGAGATGGGCGAGGAGACCTTCAAGGGCCTCGCCACCGAGCAGCAGTTCGCGGCAGCGCGTCAGCTCGGCAAGCGGCTCGCGGACCAGGGCGTCGACCTCACCCAGTACGACGTCGTCGTGGCCTGAGCGCGCCACACGGACATTCGCTGTAGCCTGACGACGAAACACCAGAGCAAGAGAGAGAAGACGACATGGCCTTCAACTTGGACATCTCCGAGATCGTCGAGGAGCGCGGGCTTCGCGACGGATACAACGGAACCGGAACCGACATCGGGACGGGCCTGCTCGTGACCGGGACCGCGGGCGCTGCGTACGACAGCGTGCAGCTCGCCGGACAGACCGCGGTCGACGTCGTCCTCGGCGTCACGCGCGACGGCGGGCCCGCCGCACCTGGCGGGACTCCGACACCCGTCGGGATCAAGAACGGCTACCGAGGCAGCCTCGGCGTTAAGGGGATCTACGCCGTCAAGGCGGGCGCCGCCGGATACGCCAAGGGGCAGCGCCTCACGTGCGAGACGGGCGGGACGGGCTGCGCGGTCCCGTGGGCTCCTGGCTCCGGCGTCAATCAATCGCTCGTCGGCATCGCTATCACGACCGCCGCAGCGGGGGCCTACGGCCTCGTCGAAATGGCTCCCCCGGGCTCGATCGCTCAGGGCCAGTAACCAAGCAACCACCCTTCCCCGAACGGCTCAGGAGAGAAACCACCGATGTCCCTCGCAACCTTCCTCGAGAAGAACAACCGCGTGCGCGGCGCAGCCATCCGCGCCACGGCGCCTCGCGCCCCGGCGCAGCGCATCGTCGAGGCTGGTGCGGCGGCTTGGCGCGCTCCCACGGCGGCGGCGTTCACGCGCGACACTCCCAAGGGTACCGTCCCGATTCGCCTCCTCGGCGCGCCGGATGGGAGCACCAGGATCGGCTCGCTTCAGGTCCGACCCGGCGAGGCCATGGACCTCGTCTGGGACGAGGCGAAGGGCGCTCTGCTCGATCGGTCGGGGCAGGCCATCATGCTCGGCGGCATGTCGCCCAGCGATGTCCACGACCCGACCGAGATGGCGACCTTCCTCGCAGGCTACAAGAACGCGACCTTCCGACACCCGGAGATGTGTCAGGTCGTTCCCGTCAACTACGACGAGGACAAGTACCGCATCTTCGACTCGAGCGCGGCCTTCAAGCCCGTTCAGGTGAAGACCGACGACGACGCGCCGCCGGCCGAGATCCGGGTGACGTCGAGCCTCACGAACTACAAGGTCGTGGTCCGTCGCATCGCGGCGTTCATCCCCGACCCGACGATGCGCCAGGTCACGAATCCGGGCTACGACATCCGCTTCATCCACATGGAGCGCTGCAAGACGGCCATCGACCTCGACTTGGAGCTCGACGTCCTCGGACCGAGTGGGCTGCTCACGACGGCGGCGAACTGGGGCACGAACCAGACCGTCACCCTGGCGGCAGGCTTCCAGTGGGGATCGGGCATCGGGTCGAGCGCTGGCGTCGGCGCGAACTCGGACCCGATCCACGACCTGCGCAACATGCGCGACAACTCGAACCAGCGCATCACGTCGTTCTGGATGAACGAGCACGTCGCCGGGATCTTCCTCGACCACCCGTCGGTGCGCGACTACATGCGGCAGAACTACGGCGACAGCGTCCCCGGCGCCGACATCAAGGCGATCCGCGACGACGACGACTCGGTCGTGGACTTCAAGCTGACCGGCCTCGGGACCTTCCACGTGGTCTGCAGCCGTGTCGAGAACTCCCTCGGCACGCCTGCGACGACGGGCTACGTCATGCCGGACCAGGTGATCGGCGTCGTGCAGCCTGCCGGCGTCCCCACGAACGGCGAGCGCATCGCATCGGCCTACAACTTCCGCCGGCGCGGTCCCGCGGGCGTCGGGTTCTACACGCGCGAGGTGCGCTTCGAGGCGCGCGGCGCTGGCGGCACGATGATCATCGTCGAGGAGGCGTCGATCCCGACGATGACCTCGAAGTACAGCGGCGGGCAGATCGTCGGCGTCACCGCCTGACCTGAATCGCAACGTTGCCGAAAGCGGCCCGGGGGGTTCTCCTTCCCGGGCCGTTCGCTTTCCATCCGCAAGCGTTGCGCGGGCGCAAGCGGTGGGCGACCATCGCCGCATGAGCACCGACACCCCGAGCGACACGACGACCGACGGCGCCCCGAGCGCAGATGAGCAGGGCTCGGCGGCCCCCGAGAAGCCCGCAGCTCGCCGCGCCGCGACGGCAGCGAAGAAGGAGACCGCCCCCGAGCCAAGGCGCAAGCCGGGGCCCCCTGAGAGCGTCGACGACGAGGACGTTGACCTCCTCGCGCGGATCCTGACCGACGCGCAGATCGACAAGATCGTCGCCGTTCGTCGCGGCAAGGCCGACGAGGACACGTGGCGTCGGCTCGGAATCATCCCGGGGAAGCACCTGATCCCCACGACCAACATCCGGTGCATGGTCGCCAACGGCAAGCTCAAGGGCCTGCTGAAGAAGGGCGAGAAGGTCGAGATTTCGTTCCTCGACCAGGAGACGCACGACATCCTGCGCAAGCAAGGCCTCCTCGTCCCTCCGGGCACCCCCGAAGGTGTCAAGGCTCTCGCCGACATCCAGTAAGCGCTACGCTCTGAGGGGTGAGCGTCCCCCTCCTCGTCGAGACCTACGACCTCGAATCCTGCATCGGCCCGGCGAAGCTCGCGCAGCTCCTCTCGGAGGACGGCTCCGAGACGCCGCGCGCCGAGCGCCTCCAGAACATCATGCAGGCCGGGAGCGACGCGGCAGCGGGCGCGCTCATGCCGGGCTTCACCACGGACGAGCTCGTCGGGCTCGTCCGTCGTGACAGCTACATCCGGCGGCTCATCGCATGGTGGTGCGTCGGGATGGCGGCCGAGGGGCGCTCGGAGTTCGTCGGGCCCGAAGGGCAGTTCGTGTTCGACGGGCCCTACCTCCGCGCGATGAAGGAGCTCCGCGACGTCGGCGAGCGGCAGATTCGCAGCATCGCCGAGCACCAGAACGGGACGACCAACAAGCTGATCGGCCTGCGCGTCGACGACAAGCCGCGCTACCGGCGCAACGAGTGGGTCTTCTCGGACACGGCGCGCCGGCAGGGCTCCGGCGGGTTCTGATGGCTGACGACGACATCGAGTTCGACACGAAGGAGCTCACGAAGGCACTCGAGGCCTTGAGCGATGGCTTCGAGAACTCGGAGGCGACGATGCAGATCGCGGCCGACATGCTCGTCGCCGAGGTCCACGATCGATGGCAGAGCGCGGGCGATGGGTCGTGGCCCCCGCTCGCGGCGAGCACGCTAGCGAAGCGCCGCGGGTCGAGCGCTCAGATCCTCATCGACACCGGCCGAGCCTTCGCGAGCGTCCACGCCGCGCACGGAAAGGACTTCGCCGAAGCGAACACCGATACCAGCTACATGAAATACCACTGCGGAGATGGCCCGCACGCCAAGATCCCGAAGAGGGATCCCTTCGAGCTCTCCGATGAGGCGCGCGAGCGCATCCAGGACTTCGTCCTCGAGGACTTGCTGAGGCGGTGGGCGGCGGCGAAGGGCGGGAGCGGCAGCTAGCGAGGCTCGAACAGCGGCCAGAGGGGCATCGAGATCCCTAACGCCTTGAGACCCGCAATAGCCTCGTCGTACCTCGTGCGTCTCTGGATAGCCAGCGCGCCCTTCTGCCGCGACGAGCGCCCAGAAGCGCTTCCCGGCCACTCTGCAGCGAGCCTCCGCCGACGCTGATGCTTCCGTACCCCTTGCGGCTGCGCGCCCCGAGCCAGATCCAACAAGCGCCCCCGCGCGCAGTTTCGGGGCCGCTCTTGTCGAGCCGCCTGTCGAGCCGCTCTGCTGATGACGTGCGACTCCTGAATTTGTAGCGTCCCATCTATACCTCCACCCCGAGAGCGCGGAGCGCGTCGTTGGCCCGCTGGACATCGAGGAGGGCGGCTTCACAGGCTTGGTGGTCGCCAGGCGCGCTGCGCTCTGAGAGAGCTTCCTCGCACTCGATCACGGTCTCTTCGGCATGACGGAGCGCACGCTCCGCCGCTGCGATGGCCTCCGCCTTCTCCGCGCGCGCACGCTCGGAGAGCGCCCAGGCGATAACTTCATCCTCCTCTCGGATCACGACGACGATCGGCGGCGCCTCAGGCGCAAGCCTGGACCACAGATGCTTGCGTACTACGCCTCCGCGAAGCGTCACGGCGAACGGCCCGTTGTAGCCGACGCCGCGACACACCTCGCCCTCGAGCTTCGGCAGTTCGTTCGTCTTCGTCTCGTTGCTCACGTTGCACCTCCAGACGTTTGCTCTCGGACCCCGGTGAAGCCCACGCGGCAACCGTCGCACGCGTCGAGCTTCCCCCGGTCTTGGTTCTTGAGGCAGGCCGACTCGATGATCGGCAGCTTCAGGCCGGGGCAGGCAACGGTCGCCTCGGCCCAGACCTTCGCGTCATGGACCCACCCGGGCGGCGCGCCGTAGATCTCGGCCTCGTCGTGTTCGGATGGTTCATCAGGCGTCTTCGGCACCGGCGCGAGCTCGACCATCCAGGCGAGCCTCGCGTCGAGCCCGCGCGGTTCTCCGAGGCGAATCACGAAGACGCCCAGAGGTGAAGTTGCGGACTGCGCGCGCGGACGTTCGCGGCGACGAGCGCCTCCGCGATCTGATTGCACACGCTGTTGCCGATGAGCTCGATCTCGGCCGTCTTCGTGCGCGCGGCAGAGAGATCGTAGGAGTCATCGAACCCCTGGGCTCGCGCGAGTTCGCGCGAGCCGAACATCCGCATCCCGACGTCCTCCACGCGCCACGTGGCGCCCCCAAGCTCAAGCGTGGGCTCGCGGTCGCGGGGCCAGCCCGCGTAGCGCACGAGGAGTGCCTTCACGAGGCCCACGTGCTGGCCGCCTCGCTTACCCCCAGCGGTGATCGTCGGGAAGGGCTCGCGAACGTCAGAGCCCGCGCCCGCCGACCCGTAGAACTTCGTCAGCCACGCGGCGACGAGGCTCGTGTGGTCGCGCGACGTGACGGTGCCCACCGGGCGGTCGAGCGTCCGCGCCGCAGTCGGGTGACCGTTCGGGCCCCCGTAGTGAGGAACGATGATCGGCGCGACGAGGTGCCGGTCGTCGGTCGCGCACACCGTCGAGAGCGGCTGGGTGAGCGGGTAGCTCTTTTCGGGCACGCGTTGCGTGAGCAGAAACCTGCCCTCGCGGACGATGACGCCGACGACGACTTCCCTCACGCGGCCGCCAACTCCTCGGACCAGAAGTCCGCCGCGGCGCCGTCGTCGAAGCGGACGCCGATCATCGGATCGCTCGGGTACTGCGCAGCCGCGATGTCTCGTTTACCGGGCTTCATCGATCGCAGGCCCACCTTCCTTCGCCCGCACGGGTTCGTACGGGTTTCCTCGGTCCACCTCTAGATCGAAGGCCTCGACGAACGCGTCTTTCCAAGACTCGGACATGTGTGAGCCCTGGGCGTTGATGTAGCGGATCACGAGGTCGCGCCGGATCTTCCGTGCCGCGCGCTCCTCGTCGACCTTGACGCCGTCGCTCATGATCGTGGCCCCTCCGCATGAATCGCGTCCGCGACAGCCTTGAGCTTCTTCGGATCAAACGTGCCGAACTTCTTCTCGATCCCCGTGGCCACGAGGAACGCGTCCACGTACGGCAGAAACGAGCGGATGTTCTTGGGCGTGACACCGCTCGCGATCGCGAGGGCATGATCGCTACCGAGGCCATCGCGCATGCGCTTGACCTTGTCGACCGATGGTGGGGTTCCGGTCTCAGGGCCGCTGGTCGTTACGACGTCGACCCCATCTCGAGCAGCTTTCGCAGCCGCCATGCCGAGCAGTTCGTCGGGGACATGCCTGCGATGCTTGAAGGCGACGCCTCCGAAGTAGAGAGGCCTCCAGTGGGGCTCCGTGTAGGCGGAGGCCTTGGTCTCGTTCCATGCGCCGAGCGTGAGTTCCTGAAAGGTCGCTCGCTCGTCGTCTCGCACGCTGGCATCGTCGGACCAGACGCCGTCGATCTTCCAGCCGGCGCGCGCGGTCGCCTTGTAGACCTTCTCAAGCGCCCGCGTCGCCGTGAAGCCGAGGAGATTCACGCCCCCCCATAGAGTCTCGGGAACGGCCGCCTTGGCAGCGGCGAGGACGGCATCATGGTTCATGCCGCCCTGATTGATTAGCCATACGCCGTCGGCACCGTTCTCGATGGCCACAGCAACGGCGGCTTCGACTTGCGCCCTGTCCATACAGTGAACGACGGGGAGAAAGACGCGGGGCTTGTTGAAGACTTCGCGGATCTTGTTCACGGAGTCTCCGAAAGCACGCGGATGAAATCGAGGTCGTAGCCACCCGAGACGCCCTCAAGCAGGACCGTGCAGTGGTCGCCAAGCGCCCAGGCCGCGCTCCGCGTCTTTGTCTCGCGCTCAGGCGCGCCGACGTGGGTCCGGTAGGCGACGCGTGTCCCCGGAGGGACGGTCGCGTTCCAGGTCGCGAGCTGGTTCTCAAGACGCATTTTCTCGATCATCTTGTCGCTCTGCACCGGCGTGGGGGCTTCGTGCGCGTAGCGGCCCCCAGCGTTGCCACTCCTCGACGTTCTCGCAGAAGATCATCCGCGGCGCGACGGCGCGCGCCCAGCGCACGACGACCCAGGCGAGCGAGCGAATCTTCGCGCACAGCGGGTTCGCGCTGCCCTTCGCCTTGCTGAAGTGCGTGCACGCAGGTGACGCCCAGAGGAGACCGACATTGCGGCGTCCGCACACCTCGACCGGGTTCACCTCCCACACGTCGCTGTGGAAGTGCCGCGTCTCGGGGTGGTTCGCGGTGTGGACCGCGATTGCCCTCTCGCTGTGGTTCACGGCGAAATCGACGGGCCTACCGAGCGCCTTAGCGATGCCGATGCTCGCGCCGCCGCCCCCCGCAAAGAGGTCGACGACGAGCTCGCGATGAAGGATCACGGCACCTCCGATAGTCTCGCGACGCGTAGCGCGAGGATGCCGAGCGACGTCGGCTCCCACAGACGGTCGCCGTTCGGCGAGTTCTCGTACGCCGCGCAGCCTCGCGCGAGGAGAGCGAAGAGCACCGGCTCATCCTCGTCCGGGCAGGCTTCCATCTCGGCCGGGTCGTCGAGGTCGTCCGTCCCGATGAGGCCCGCGAGAACCGAGTGCTCGCGCGTCGTCAGAGCTCGCATCACGGCACCCTCGGGACGGTGACGCCCTCGGCTCGCATGTCTGCCTCGAGCGCCGCGAGCCGACGCAGTCGGGCCTGCTCGTGAGCTGCGCCGGCGACGTGCAGACCATGAGGCTCGCCGTTCACCCAGCCGTGAGCGACGACCTCGCCGCAGACGGAGCAAGCCCGCATCTCGAAGCGCCCCTTGCGGCTCTCGACGATCGACCGGCGCGGTTCGGTGGAGCGCTTCATCGTGACTTCCTCGCGCGCGCCAGCGCAGCGCGCCGCTCGTGTCGGTTCGGTGGGGGTGGAGATGCGGGAGGCATCGGGGGCGACGCTTGCTCCTCTGGGTCAACCTCAAAGGTCCCCGCGTCGGCGATGCGAGCGCGGAAGATACCGATGCTCGTCCATGTGACCGATTGGATGAGCAGACTCACCGTATCGCCCGTCTGCCCGAATCCGCGCGTGAGAGCCTCGAGCCGCGTCACGGCCGCACCCGCTTGAACGAGATCGCCCAGACCCACGGGTTGCTCGACCACGGACGGCGCCTCCCGTTGAGGACGTCCCAACCACGCGCGCGCACCATCGGGGCCGAGGAGATGATCCCGCGCGCTTTCATGGCTGCACCGCCACGGCCCGGAAGCCGAGCTCTGCCACGTCGGCGTCTGCCATGCGGCGCAGCCAGCGCTTCGTCGTCGGCTCCCACTTGAACCCGGCGTCCTTCGCCAAGTCCTTGTCGTCGAAGGACACGTGTGCGCGGTAGAGGCTCTTGGGCCGCAGCCCTCGCGCGAGCATCACGTCCAAGTCGACGCCGAGCTCCGCCACGCGCTCGAAGAGGCGCACGAGGATGTCGACGTCGGCCGTAGCGCGGTGAGCGGTGACCACCCCGACCTTGTGCGCGAGCGCGAGGTCTCGCAGGTTCATCCCCTGCTTCGTCTGACGAGGGAAGAGGAGGTCCTCCATCGTGCAGATCCAGGGCTTCGTGCCCGTCACCTCCGGGGGGACGAAGCGCGCGTCGAACTCGGCGTTGTGCGCGACGATCGCGTCGCACTTGCCGGCCATCTCGCGCACGCGCGCCCAGACGGGCGCGGGCTCGGGGGCGTCGAGGAGGACTGCTGGCGAGATCCCATTGATCTTCTCCGCGGTGTTCGCCTGCGCCCGGATGAGCGAAGCGAACGAGCGCACCGCGCACGCGTGCTTCACCGAGAAGATCGTCGCGGCGACCTCGATCGCCGCGTCGGTGTCTTCCGTACCCGTAGTCTCTGTGTCGACGAACAGGATGTGATCCATCAGGGTTTCCCTTTCCAGCGGAGCATCCGAGGGCGCGCTCATCGCGCATCTCCCGATGCCGGATGCCGGAAGCTGACGCCGAAGTAGCCCTCCGCCGCCTTGCGCAGGTTTCCGGTGTCGTCTGCCGCCGCCGCGCAATACGCCTCGTAGGCGTTGAGCGCGCGGTTGCGGTCGCACGACCGAAGCGCTTCTCCTAGCTTCGAGAGCGCCGCCTCTGCGGCCCCGTTCGGCTCGTCGTTGGGCGCATCCACCGTGAAGGCGCGGATCGCCCGGATGAGCCCCTCCGAGCTGCTAACCGCGAGCGTGGGCTCGGCGTCGCCGTCGATACGGTGCACGTCGAGCTTGCCCCCGCGCGCCGCGACGAGGCTCTCCAGCTCAGGAATCAGCTTCCGGCTCTCGCCCTTCGCATAGGGGAGCTCGATGAGCAACTCGATGCTCATGGTTCGCGAGCGGCACGGCTCGCCGCTCTCCGCCCCACACGCGAGGCAAGGCGGTCTCATTCCGGGCGACCATCCCGGAGGGGGCGCGCCCACCCATGAGCTCCTCGCGCCCGTACGCGTCGAGCACGTCGGGCCGCTCACGAGCCGTGCTCCTCGCCGTCGCCGGCATAGGGATCTGGGTCGTCACCACCGATCGGCGGCGGAAGAGCACGAGCCTTGTTCAGGGCCCGTGAGCGGCTGAGGATGCGCTCCGCCTCGCGGACTTGCTCTTCCGTCGGGCCTTCGCCCAGCGCGATGTCGACGAGCGCCTTCGCACGAGCGAGCGTCGCCTCGAACGTGTCGCCCTTCTCCATCTCGATCTCGATTTCGGCTCGCTCCGCCTGGTAGTTCGCCGACTTCGTCCGGCCCCAACGCACGCTCGACAGTCTCATCTGGTGCTCCTTTCGCTCGGTGGTGCCCGAGCCCCAGCGGCCAGACATTGGCGTAAACGTTATTACGACGCAAGCGACAATCAGACGCAAACGTCGATGTCTGCTCGGGGCTCATGTACGCTCGCGCAACGTGGATCCGACGAACCTTGGTCCTTCCGGCATCTTCCGAATGGAGATGGCCGCGCTATCGGTGCTCGCGCCGCTGACCGGCACGCGCTCCACCGGGACAGCTCTCGCGTCGTGTGTCCCAGGCACCACGCAAGACGTCGTGCTCCCAGCGAACACCTACGGCGTGCCCATCCTGAAGGCCCCCGTCACGGGGACGCCCTACGCCGACATGAAGCGGATGGTGAAGAGCGTGGGCACGCTCGACACGGCGACGCCGCTTGGACTCGCGACGCCAGCGCCGGGATACCCTCCGCCGACGGGGCCACGAACTCGAGGCTCGACGGCGCCGCGCACGCCCGGCGGAGGGAACCAGCTCGGGACGACCATCTCGGCCACGAACCCGACGACCCCCGTCCCGATCGTGTCGGTGCTCGGCGGTCCGGCGATGAACTTCCCCGCCGACACGCAGATCCTCTGGTACCCGATGGTGCCCGTAGGGATCTCGCCGCTGGCAAGCCTCGCGAGCGCGATGGCAGGCGGAGCCAATCTTCCCGGCGGCGCGCTCCTTCCGAACGGACAGCCGGGGCCCGGAGCAGACCCGCTCACCGGCTGCCCGCAGATCCGGCAGGTTCTCACGTGGGAGGGGCTCGGGCAGACCAAGGCGGCGGCCGACATCTGGAAGGCGGGGACCGACAGCTTCCCGGCCGTGATCGTGTGCTGGGAAGGCTCCGACGAAGGCGAGATTTGGAGCGCCAAGGGCCGCTATGGGCAGCGCCACAAGATGCGCGTCTACGTCGTCTCCACGCGTCTCGACGGACAGCACCAGCGGCGCGACGAGGGCAAGATGGTCGTCCTCGCGGTCGCGAAGGAGCTCGTCTACCGCGGGGAGGTCGACGGCGAGGTCTTCTCGGCACCCCCGACGAAAGCCGGCGCCTTCGGGCGCCTCGGACTCGACCCGGGCAGCTACGTCTACACCTGGGCCTACGAGAACAACTTCTCCCTCGACCGCACAGAGCGGCGCTCCGCACAGAGCGCGCAGTTCCCCCTGGCGACGTCGACGCAGATCGTCCTGATGACGTACGCCGACGACGGGACGCTCGCGCACGAGCTCCCCATCGTGAACATCGAGCCGCCCATCCCCTCCGACGGCTGATAGCCTCGCCCGAGGAGAAAGAAGGATCGCATGGACTTGTACGTCAGCCCGGTGAAAGGACACGTCGTCACGCGCTACGGCACCGCGTCGTCGAAGCGCGTGAAGGGCCCGGTGGACCCGAAGACGGGCAAGGCCACCTTCAAGATCCTCTCGAACAACAACCAGGTGATCGGCGGCGCGCGGCGGCGCGCGGTCGTGGAGAAGACTGTCGCCCCGAACGGCTCGACTTTCGACCTCACGCAGAGGCCTTTCGAGGAGGCCGATCCCGAGGTCGTCGAGATGATTCCCGCGGCGGAATATGCGCAGTTCCGAAAGCACTACGACCGCAGCCTCGCGGAGGGCGCTCTCACTCGGAGGACGAAGGCCGACTACGACGCCTACCTGAATGCGCAGGCGACGGGGACGACCCGCAAAGCGCTCGCGATCAAGGACGCCGCCCGAAAGAAGGCGCTCGCCGAGAAGGCCAAGACGGACGCCGCCGCCGCGAAGCAGCTCGCCGCCGAGGCCGCCCAGGAGGCCGAGCAGGCTTCCGAAGAGAACACCGAAGCCTCGGCGTAGCCACGCCCCGCGGATCCCCGTAGCCTCGGGGGCATGTCGAGCATCGCCCTCGCGGTACAGCCCACCCAGCGCTCTCCCGGCTTGGGCCTGGTATACAACTTCCTCGCCTACCCGCAGTCGGCCGGAGACACCCTCCTCAAGGCCCTGATCATCGCCTGGAAAGACTCCTACGGGTCCGGCCTCACGCCGGACACCGGGATCCTGGAGGGCGTCTCGGGACCGTCGCAGGTGAGCGCGGTCTGTGGGCCCGGAACCCCTGGCCACCTGGCGAGCAAGGGGCTCTTCACGGAGAACCCGAACGCCGTCGTCGACATCGTGCTCGCCGTCGCGCCGAGCGGAGCCTCCGCGACCGCGACGCTGACCTTCCTCGATGGCACGAGCGCCGATGGCGGCTCGCCCATCACCGCGAACCAGACGCTCAACTTCTGGTTCTGCGGGCGGTTGATCACCGTCCAGTGGCTCGTCGGGCAGGGCAAGGTAACCGCCGCCACCAACTTCGTGGCAGCCTTCGACGCGGACGACGCCGACCTTCCCTTCAGCGCGAGCAACGGGTCGGGCACGCTCAACGTCGTCACGCTCACCGCGAAGACGCCGGGGACGTGGGGTAACGACTGCTACGCGTACCTGCAGGTCACCGGCGGCTCGGGCGGGAACGTCACCCTGACGACCACCTCGACCACGCTGACGAGCGTCCAGAACGGCGTCGCGCTCCCGCAAGCGACGCTGACCCCGACCACTACGGCGGGCTTCCCAACGTCGGGTTCGCTCTACATCCCGGCCCTGAACGAGACGGTCACGTACACCGGCATCCAGCAGGGCGTGAACACCGCGACCGTCGCGGTCGGGTCCAACGCGGTGAACGTGAGCACGTTCGCTGGCGCTGGCACGCTGAACGTGAGTTCGACGGCGAGCTACCCCACGGCGGGCTCGCTCTACATCGCCGCGGGACCCGCCGCAGGGACAACGATCACCTACACCGGGACGACGTCCACGACGTTCACCGGGTGCACGACCCTCAACGCTGGCGCAGGTGTGCTCGCGACGGGCAACGCCATCAGCGGGATCCTCTTCACCGGCGTGACCGGCGGAACGGGCAACCTGCTGACCTCGATGGCGCTCCAAGCAACCGGCCCCTCCACCGGCAACAAGTGCACGGGCGGCACCACCGAGATCAACATCACGAACGCTCTCAGCGTGCTCACCGCCGAGTACGACTTCATCGTGCTCTGCTCGAGCAACACCGACATGGAGCTCGCCTCCAGCTCCAGCAACTTCTTCCGCCTCAAGAGCTACATCGCGAGCCACAGCGCCGGCACCTCCGCCCAGCTTCAGCAGATGGTCGTCGCCGACACGAACGGCCTCTCGGCCCAGATCGCGATGACGAGCTACGTCGACTTCGCCCAGGCCTGCCTCGTCGTCTCGCGCAACAGCCAGTCGCTCGCCTGCGAGTTCGCCGGAGCCGAGCTCGGCGCGCGCATGCGTGAACGTCAGGCCTTCTCGATCAAGAACCGGATCGGGATGCGGTACCTCTACAACCTCTACCCGAGCTTCAACCTCAACGCCGACGCCTACGACGCCGCAGACGAGGAGAACGCGCTCCAGCACGGCCTCACCCCCGTGCTCTGGGACAAGACGCAGACGCCCTACCCGGCGCGCCCCATCACCACCTACTTCGAGGACATCAACGACAACCCCGACGACCGCATCCTCGACGTCACCCGCGTGGATGGCCTCTACGACGTCGGCAAGGATCTCCGCACGTACATCCCGGAGACCTTCCAGGGGCTCTCGCTCTCGCCCGATCTCCCAGCTGGCGATGACGAGCTCCCCCCGAACGTCGTGGAGATCGGCACCATCCGGCAGTTCCTCGTTCAACGCCTCCGCGTCTGGCAGGACAAGGGCGTCCTCCGAAAGGACCTGCTCGACCTCGCCGTCGGAACGCCGCAGAGCCCCGGCACCCTCGTCTGCCAGATCGACGATGTCGACGACACCCAGGTCGACATGCTCTTGCCGCTGGCGGTCATCCCCGTTCTCTCGAAGTTCTCGGTCGTCATCGACCAGTCCGCCTGAAGGAGCCCGACGCAGAATGCACGTCCCCCTCTTTGCCTTCGCCGCGCTCGTGCTCACGGCGTGGCCGTTCCTCGTGGCCACCCTGCTCTTCGGTGCGGGCGCCGCCGTCATGGGCATGGCCCTCGGCGACTACCCGCGCGGGCAGGTCACGATCGGCGGCGTGGCGATGTACCAGATCACCGACTTCAACTACACGCACACGAACGGCGCCAAGCTCCGCTCGACCCTGCGTAAGGACCCCGCTGGTTCTACCCGCGGCGCGCGCGCGGTGAGCTTCAGCTTCAACGTCATCTTGCCCGACGACCCGGCCGACCAGGACGACGTCGATTGGCAGAACGCCGTGAAGTACAAGATCCCGCAGCTCATCTTGCTGAAGCTCCCGGCAGGAGAGCGGATCATGCTGGACTGCTTCTTCTCGGAAGAGGGCACGGAGATCACCCTTGAGGACGGCTGCAAGAAGCCGATCAAGGGCTCGGGGTACTTCGCCGACCTCGGCAACTAGTGCTCATCGGGTCGCCTCGGGTAGTGCTTCATTGTCAGCGGGCCGGTAGACCACATCGGTCATGCGTACATCGCCATACGCCATGCACGAGACACCCGCTTCCGCAGCGCAGGCTTCATAGCCTTCGACCTCGCAGAGCTCGAACTGCGTCCAGAAGTAGGTCTCGGGCCCGCACACGCGTAAGCCTCCGACGTCCCAGGCGACCGCGACGTCGCCCACGTAGAGGCAGTGAATCGAAAACAGTCCGCGTTCGCCGATCTCTTCGATCGTTCCTTCCTGGCCGGTGTGAACGGAGCGGACGCGCATGCCGCACGTCGCGCCCGAGGTGCGCGGGCCGATGTCGAGGAGCGGTGTCTGCGTCATCGCAACGCCCGCATCTTGCTCACTTGTGGCTTCCCACGGGCCAGGCGACGCTGCGTTCGCGCGCCTCGATGGCGTCGAGGTCGAGCTCCTCTGACATCACCGGCCCCCGATCTGGACGCAGAGCCACGCGAGCGCGAGGCACACGAGGGTGACGCCGCAGCTCCACGCGAAGGCTCGCGCGCAAGCATCGAAGTAGGCGCGGCGCTCGTCGACCGTCGGCGGGGAAGGGCGCCCCCGGCGCGGGCGGACGCACGAGAACTCCACAGGCTCGTCATGGTGGTTCGAGGCGTAGTCGTCCAAGCTGTCGGGCTTCATCGTCGTCTCCTTCGCTGGCAAAGCTCCAGGGCCGCGCCTTGGGGGGTACCAACCCCCGAAGCGTCGGAGCCCCGTGTCGCGACAGTGGCGCAAACGTTGGCGGCGCGCAAGCGTCAATGATACGCAAACGCCATGACCCAACGAGAGAAGCTCGACATCGAATCGATCGACCCTGGACTACGACGCACGGTCCTCTGGCTGAAGAGCCTCGGCTTCCACACCGAGGCGGCGACGGAGAACGACGCGGACCAAAGCGGCCTCGCGTTCGTCCACGTGCGGACGACGCCGGAACGGCTCATCCCCGACGCGGATCGGCTCTGCAAGGCGCTCCGACAGATCGGCGCGCTCGTCTGCAAGGCAGAGACGTTCGAGGGCGCCGGCTGCTGGGTGGCGGCGACGTACGAGCCGGTGGACAGCGGCGCCGTCCTGACGCTCGTCGGCTTCGACGACAGCGCCCTCCCCGCGCCGGCTGACGACCTCGCGAAGGTCACGGACGAAGCGCTGTCCGACACGAAGAACCTTCGGGACATGAACCAGCTCGCGCGCGAGCCCGAGGCGCGGCGTCGATGATCATCGCCATCGACTACGACGGCACATACTCCCGCGACCCGCTCGCCTTCTACGGCCTCGTGATCCTGCTCCGCGGACGCGGCCACACGTGCGTCATGGTCACGGGGCGCAGCGACGAGGGACGCTGGGGAGCCGAGGTGCGAAACGCGGTCGGCGACCTCATGCCGATCGTCTTCGCTGCAGGCGCCTGGAAGGCGACCGCCGCCGAGCGCGCCGGCTTCAAGGTCGACGTGTGGGTCGACGACAAGCCCGAGGGCGTCCGCGAGCTGCGGGCCGACTACGCCGAGGCTCGGACGAAGCGAACCGATGACGCGGCACCGAAGTCAGGCCGCGGGCTCGCCCCCATGTGCAAGCCGGCGAAGGGCGTGTGCTGCATCACGAAGGGCGACGTGTGGCACACGCTCTGCGGGCGGACGCTCGACCTCCTCCCGAGCGAGCTCCTGTGGCCGAGCATCACGATCGCCAAGCTGGCAGGCGGGACCTACGCGGACGTCTGCCCGGCGTGCGCCGCGGCGGCGATCCTCCTCTACAACCCGGCGCCGATGCGGGCCGACCCTGACGCGCCCTTCGCCACCGACCCCGAGCCGCGGCCCTTCGCGTCGGAGCCCTGGCGATGAGCGGGAAGATTATCGGCGACAACGTCGCGGCATGGCTCCGAGGGAAGAGCATCGAAGAGCTCGCGGCGGTGCGCCACGGGCGCCAGCTCCTCTTCCCCGATGCCCTCACCTACTACGGCGCGGGGATCAAACCTCGCGAGGACAAGATCCTGATCCGTGTCCCGCGAGGCGTGGACCGCGAGCGCGCGCTGATCCAGGCGATGCTCTACGTCCAGCAGAAGGTGCCGCAGAAGAGCAGCTTCAAGGTCGAGACGCGCGAGGCCGCGCAGAAGTTCATCGGGGCCGACCGCTTCGAGGTCATCGAAATCTGCGCGATCGTCGCGGCCTGCTCGCACGACGGCGCCGTGTCGCTGAACCTCGCGGAGGACAAGATGCCGCCTCCGTATATGGGGCTCGAGATGCTCATGGAGGAGTACTCCGAGAGCACGATCCTCGACGTCTACGAGCACATGGACCTGCTCTCGAAGATGCTCAACCCTCGCTTTGAATCGCTCACGCCGTTCCAGGCGTGGGCATGTGTCGAGGCCGCTTCGGAGAAGCAAACCGCCAGTTTTTTAGCCGGTATGCTCGCGTCCACGCAGCTCGACTGGCTGCTATGGGTCTGCCGGGAGCTTTGGAGCTGTCGGACGTCGAGCTCCTCTTTCAACTCGCTGCAGACCTCGACGCCGGAGCCGTCACCGTAGCGGATGTATACGGCTGGTTCGGCCCGACGGAGACGTTCCAGCGCCAGCTCGTGCGCTTCCGCCGTGTCGAGCAGGGGCTTCCCCCTGACGCGCCCGCGGTGCGGCCTGAGCGAGCAGAGCCCAAGGCGCGGAAGGTGCCGCCCGCTCGGGGACCATCGACGGCCTCGCCGCCAGGGAAGCCCGTCCAGCCCACGAACCCCGGCCCCGTTGACGCGCACCGGAACCTCCTCGCCAGCCTCAAGCGGAAGAAGCCCACCGGGGGCCCGAGCAAGTAACCTATCGGTGTGGCTGACCGCGACGTAAACATCCGCATCTCGCTGAAGAAGGGCCCGTTCAAGGACGGGCTCAAGGAGGCCGAGCGCGACGTCCAGAGCTTTGGCGAGCGCGCTAGGTCGTCCATCAGCAAGGGGTTCGGCGACGGGATCAAGGGCGCACAGGGAGCCGTCACAGGCCTGTTCTCGAGCATCAAGCAGGGACTCGTCCAGGTGTCCGGGATCGGCGGATTGCTCGGAGTAACCGAGCTGGTTCGCGGTGCCATGAAGACGCGAGAGGCGTTCAAGGACATCGCCGTCGCGATCCAAGCCGGGTCGGGCGACGCGAAGGCGTTCGCGGCGGTGATGTTTGCTGGAAGCAGCGCTGCCGTTAAGTGGGGAAAGGATGTCGACGAACTCGGCGCGGCGATGAAGGCCGTGTGGCAGGAGACCGGCGACAAGGAGTTCACCACGAAGAGCGCGGAGACGATCGCCAAGATGTCGCGAGCCACGGGCGAGAGCATGGGGATGCTCGGGAGCCTAGCCGGCGGTCTGCACAAGCATTTCGGGATCGCGGACAAGGACCTCGAGGACACGATGGCGTCGGTCATCAGTCTAGGGAACAAGGGCGGAACGAGCGTCGAGCAGCTCACCGAGCGGATCGGCTTCATCGGGTCCGCTGCGCAGGAGGCTGGAATCTCGGGCAAGGCAGGCTTCGAGACCATCGCCGGGATGCTCAATTTCGGGTCGGAGGGAGCGAAAAACTTCCGCAAGAACCTCACGACCGTCAGCGGGATCATCGAAGAACTTGGCAGCAAGACCAAGCGCAACAAGATGATGATGCAGCTCGGCGTCGATGGCGGCGCAGCTTCAAAGGCCACCGATTTTCAGAGCGCCATCGCTGAGATGCTCAAGAAAACGGGCGGTAAGAAGGAAAAGCTCGCCGTCGCCTTTGCGAACGCGTCGCAGCTCGAGTTCATGGTCGGCCTCGGGCAGCACTACAACGAGGCCTTCACCGCCACGAAGGGCGACATGAAGACCAAGATGGCCGCAGGCGTGGCCGAGTTCCGCCGACAGCTAGCCGAGTCCGGCAAGTCTGCGATCAGCGGCGCTGACCTTACGAAGATCGCATCCGAGAGGATGAAGGACGCGCCTGCGACGATGGAGCAAGCCATGGCGAAGATGAAGCAGGCCTTCGATCGCCCTGAGATCATCGCGGCGGTCGGGCGACTTGCGGACTCTCTCCCGATGCTCGCTGAGGCCGCAGCGAAGGCCGTCGGATTCATGGTCGCGCATCCACTGGCGAGTGGCGCCGCAGTCGTCGGGGCGGTTGCCGCGAAAGGCGCCGCGGGTGCGGTGCTTCCAGGCTTGATTCAGGCGGCGTTCTCGACGGGCGGAACGTTGGCGGCAGGGAGCATCACGGCGGCTGCCCCGTCCATCGGCGCGCAGCTGGGGACCGGCCTTGCTGGGGTGGCCCCGGGGATCGGCGCGGCCATCGCTACGGGGCTTGCGTCGGCGGGCGCACTCGCAGCCGTCGGGGCTGCCCTCTACCAGGCTTATCAGCTCGAGTCCGAGCTGAAGGAGAAGGATGTCGTCGACTCTACCGGCAAGAAAGTGAAGCAGTCCGGGCCAAAGAGGAAGTCCTCCCCTTGGGATGACTTGAAGCGCGAGTTCAAGCACGACATCGGATACACGACCGACGAGGACTACTTCAACGATTACGCCTCCGAGCACGGCGTCATCACGAGCGGCGAACAAGGCAACTTCGGCCACTCGAAGAAGTGGCAGAAGGAAAACATGGGGGCCCTCGGGTCGCATAATTTCTCGCAAGGGAGCTACGAAGAATACGCCGCGCGGCAAGGCATCAACCTAGGTCCGCCGAGGGTGGCGAACGAGGATGCGTTTCGCAAGATCCCGATGAAGGAGCATGTGACGGTGGCGCCCGGCCCCCCCGTGGCAGAGAGCCTTCAGGCGTTGATCGAGCGCATGGGCGGCGAGCTCAAGGTCCGCGTGGTGAACCCGCAAGACATCGGCGGGAACAGCTCTGGGAACCCCGGGACGCCCGGACCCGGGACCGTCACGCCGCCTGGGTCGGGTCATCATTGATCTGCTAGAACACCGTAAGCCCTGGTTTCAAGCGCGCGAGGCCGCCCTTCCTCAGCGCGCGGCGTTGCTTCGGGTCACACCGGACCGGAGCCTAGAGAAGGCGACCCGGCCCGGTGTTCTTGCTCGCGTGGGTTAGCATCGGCAGACGATGGCCGACGACCCCGAGGTGATGACCAAGTTCCCGCTGGTGACTTGGACGCCCGATACCGGGCAGCCGATCCAGCTCGCGATCAACAGCATCGTGACCAGCGTCGAAGCGCGTCTCGTGAAGCGCGCGCGGCCCTACCGGAAGGGCTTCAAGCTCGACTCGACTCGCCGCGATGGCCTGGTCTTCACGCTTGAGGCGGTCGCCTTCAACGGATGCACCGAGAACGGCATCCCGGATCCGAGCTACCCGCAGATCCCGAACGCGCTCGAGGACAGCATCGACATCGACCAGACGGGGACGCTCGTCCATCCTCGGCGCGGGCCGCAGCGCGTCCGGCTGAAGAGCCTGAAGACCACCGAAACCTCCGACGTGCGAGACGCGGCGACGATCTCGCTCACGTTCTGGGAGGACACCGAAGACGCCATCACGCTGCAGTCTTTCACGCCGAGCGCCATCTCGAGCATCGGCTCGGCGGGCACCCAGATGCTCAACGACGCGCAGGATCTCGGGATCTGGAACGATGACGTTCAGGACTTGAGCGACTCTCTCGACACGTTCACGAGCCTGCTCTCGTCGGCGGCAGACCTCGCCGATGACCTCGCGGTGACCATCGGGGCGATCGTCGGGTTGTGCGCGGCCATCGCCGACACGTTCGGCGAGCAGTACGACGACACCCTGGGGATAGGTTCGACGGTGGCACTCGACCCCGAAGCGGCGCCATTCCTGCTCGGCTTGCGGCGCATCTCCAACCTCGCATCGAACGCCCTGAAGATCCCCGCCGCCGACCCCATCGTGTCGGTGACCTACGCGACGACCGTTTCGGTGTTTGACGTCGCAGCAGAGCGCGGCGCTGACGTGGGCGACATCATCTCGCTGAACACGGGGCGCATCCCGCCCGGCGACTTCTACGCCATCCCTCCGGGCACCTCCGTGCTCGTCTACGCGAACAGCTCGCCATGAAGAAGCGCCCCGAAGACCAGATCGTCGTCATCACCGACGACGGGGAGTTTGACGCCTACGAGTCGGTGACGATGGAGCGCGACTTCAACGAGGTGGCGAACTGCACCTTCACGTTCGGCGACGACGACACGTGGAACGACGTCGCAGCGATGGTCGCGCCCGGCGGCGACTGCAAGGTCGTCCTCAACGGCACGCTGCTCTTCGATGGGCGCTTCGAGTCGAACAGCGCTCCGACGAACCCGACGGAGGGGACGAAGGTGTCGCTCGTCGCTCGGACGAAGCTGTCCGACGCGCGCGTCGGAAGCGCAGACCCGTCGATCAGCTTCAAGAACACGACGGTCAAGGCCTTCATCTACAAGCTCTTCGCGCCTCTCGGGTACAAGCCCGAGGACTTCATCACGAACACCTTCGTGGACCGCGACCTCGTAACGGGGAAGCAGACCGGGCAGCGCGACTTCTTCGACTTCGAGAAGCCGAAGGCCGACCAGCTCAAGGTGAATCCCCCCGAGACGATCCACAACACGGCGACGCGCGTCCTGAAGTGGTACCACGCGATGATCTGGGACGGCGCCGACGGGACGATCATCATCGGCAAGCCCGACGACTCGCAGGATGCGACCTACCAGTTCGTCTGCCTCCGCAGCCCGGAGGGGAGCATCGCGAACAACGTCCTCAGCATCCACCCGAGCATCGACTGGTCCGAGGGTACCGCGCAAATGCTGGTCTTCGGCAAGGGCGCGGGGAAGGACGTCTTCAAGGCGAAGACCAGAGGGCTTGCGACGCGGCCCGAGATCGTCGATGTGGCCAACAAGACCGGGCACTTCAACCGGACGGTCATCAAGCAGATGGACGGCGCGAGCGACCCCGGGCGCGCGCAGGCCGAGGCGATGCGCGAACTCGCTTCGCGCTCCAAGAAGCTGAAGGCGTGGGAGGTCGATGTCGACGGCTGGTCATGGTGGGATGGCGAGCAGCTCATCGCCTACGACACCAACACGACCGCGAGCATCTTCAGCGACGCCCACTTCGACATCAGCGGGATCTACCTCATCAACAAGCTGTCGCAGCGCTTCACGACCGAGGGACACGCGACGACCAAGATCAACATGCTCGCCCAAGGGCTCTACGACGTATGAGCCGCTTCGGCGAAATCTTCTCGGAGGTCTACGCGAAGGCCACCTCGCTCGGGAAGGGCGCCGGCTCGGTGCTCTTCGACCTTGTCGCGGACGCAGCGGGCGTCGACGACCCGAACGCCGAGACGAGCGCGGGCGAGGAGTCCTACGGGCAAGCCGGCTTCATCATCCGTCCGCACGCGCAGGATGCGTCCGGCGGTTGGGAGGCCATCGCGTCGCGCCGGGACGACGGTCTCACCCCGATCGCGTCGCGCGACCTGCGCATCGTCGCCGCGCGCGGCCCGGTCGCTATCGGGAGCGTTGGATTCGCGGGATACGGCGGCGGGCACGCGTCGTTTGAGGACGCGCCAACCGGCGGCGGCAACATCTTCAACATCACCCTGCCCTACGACTTCTCGGGCTCGCCGCCCGTCGGCGCGAAGAGCCACACGATCGTCATCGACACGACGACCGGAAGCGAGTCGATCAAGCTGCTGCACGGCAAGGGCGCCTACATCGAGATGCTCCCCGACGGGTCGGTGTCGGTGGTGTCCTCCGACGGCTCGACGACCATCAAGCTCACGGACGGCGGCGTCACGATGGGCTCGACGACCGGGCAACAGCCGACCGCGCGCGCGACCGACACGGTCATCGTGATGTTCCCGCCCGTCATCCAGGTGGCAGGGACGCTGAACGGGCTCCCCTTCGTCGGGATAGCGACCATCACCTCGCCCGCGGTGGGGGTGATTCAGACCGGCAGCGCGACGGTCTCGACCTCGGCTTGACGCAAAGGCCGCGTGAGCGTCGGCTCGGCCGATGGCCCTGAACTACAAGAGCACGCTCCCGCTCCGAGGGATCGCCATCCCGCTCTTCGGCGTCTTCCTGGGCGTCGCGTTCGAGCTGATGCTGCAGCTCCAGGCGCTCCTCTCGCTCTCGTTGTCCCTTGGGATCTCGCTCGTTCTGCCGACGGTGTCGCTCGCGCTGGCGATCACGCTTCAGCTCATCGCGCAGTTCACGATCGCGATCGGCTTTGGCCTCCCGGACTTCAGCCTCAACCTCTCGCTCGCCTTCAGCTTCGAGCTCTCGCTCATCCTCGGCTTCGTGGCGGTGCTTCAGGGGCTCCTCAGCGCCGTCGCAGGAGTAAGCCTCGTGGCCTACGGGTGGTTCGGCCCGGGAAACGACTTCGGCGGCGCGGTGAGCGGCGCGGTGAGCGGCGGTTGGCCTGACGGGACTCCGAGCTCGCAGAACGTCACGGCCTACCTCCTCGTCGCGACGTCGAGCGGCCCGTACACGCCGGACCAGGTCGAGGCCGTGGTGCTCGTCGCCTCCCCGGCAGCTCCTCCAACGCCGACGAGCCCACCTCCGCCAGCGGGGACGCCCTTCCCGCCTCCGCAGTGCTACGAGGCCGGGCTCGCGAGCGTGGTCATCGCCGCGCCTCCGCCGGGCGGGACCCAGGCAACGGCCACCCTGTCCGTCGACAACTCGATCGCGACGGGGATCGGAGCCGTCACCGGGGTGACGATCGTGGCTCACGGTTCCGGCTACACGACCGCGCCAGCAGTCACCATCTCCGACAGCGCCTCGATCGTGAGCGCGACGAGTTCGTCGCCGATCGTCGTGACCCTGCCGCGCGCCCTCGCGATTCCGATCGGGCACGTGTTCGGCGTGACGGTGGCGGGCGTCGAGGGGTCGACGGACATCACCGACGCGACGGCGGCATCACCGATCGTCGTCACGGTCGCAGACACGACGGGCCTCGCGACAGCTTCGATCCTGCCCGGGTCCTACGGCCTCGAGGGGCTCAACGGGCTGTGGTTCGCGAAGGTGACGGGGCCGACGACGGCAGAGCTTTGGATGGACGCGGCCTTCACCATCCCGTCCTCGGGGACAGGGAGCTACACGGGGGCGGCGAAGCTCGCCGGGAACGTCTGCGGCTTGCGGTACGCAAAGGTGATCACGCCGACCACGGTGGAGCTCTACTCGGACTCGGGCGCGACGGACCCCGTGGTTGGCTTCGGAGGCTACACGCCGGGCACAGGGACCGCGACGGGCGGGGGAAGCGGCGCGGCGGCGACGTGCACGATGGGCGGCGGCGCCACGAACGCGCTCAAGAGCCTCTTCAGCGGCATCACGTGGCCATCCGTGGAAGGGCTCGCCGGAGGCGTGATCTCGTTCTCGGTGATGATCTCGGTCCTCTTCGAGCTCATGGTCGCGCTCCTCGGCAACCTGCAGGCGCGCGCCTCGCTGCTCGGCGCGGCCTCGGCCAGCGTTTCAGTACTTCCGCCTAGCGTTTCCGCCTCCATCACCATCCTCACGAAGATCGAGGCGACCCTCCGGGCAAACCTGACCGCGACGCTCCCGAGCTTGAGCGCTTCGGCTTCGGCAGCGCTCTCGGCGCAGATCAACGCCATCGCGAGCCTCTCCGCGCAGATCGGCTTCTTCGTCGGGATGGGGAACGTCGAGCTTGAGATATGGGAGTACACGGGCCCCGGGGCCGGGCTCGGCGGGGCGATCAGCGCTGGACCTGGGACAGCGGGCTGGCACGACGCAACCGCTCCGACGGTCCCGGTCGTCGTGGGCGTCGTCGGGCTTACCTCACCCGCGAGCCTCGCTGCGTTCGGAGCCTTCTTCTCCGGCATCTAAGGGTAGCCTGGGCGGGTGCCGACCATCAGGACGCCCTTCCAGGCCTACTCGTCGCCCCTCGCGGGCGCGATCATCGGCTGGGTGGCGCCCGCGCCAGGGCAGCCCGTCCAGCCGGCGCAGTACCTCGCGAGGCTCCTCGACATCCAGACGGGCGAGATCAACTCGCTCGTCGATGGCTTGCACCCGGTCGATGCCATCGTGCGCTTCGCGTTCTCCGTTCAGGAGGGGACCGGCGCCGCCGTCCTCGACGTGGGGCAGGACTTTGCCGCGCTCGAGTACAACGACGACTTCGTCGTGGCGCAGATCACCGCAGAGGTCCACCGCATTCTCGACCCCCTCGTCGCGCTGGGATGGATCTCGATCGAGACCCTCCAGGTGCAAGCCGGAGAGGACCAGGGCGACACCGCGGCGAGCTTCGTGGCCTACAAGAACCTGCTGATTTCCGACGCAGAAGAGCGGAAGGTCTATCTCTGATGGGAGCGGCTTCGGCGAACAGGTACTTCCCCGTCCAGGCGCGCGGCGAGCTCCGCGAGGATCTCCTGACGGGGTTCGCGATTGGCGCGCGCGCGATGGTGAATCCGGCGACGGGACAGCCGTGGACCGCTCAGGAGATCGCGGCTGCCATCGCCCCGGAGAGCCCGCAGTACGTCGAGGCCGACGCGCTCGACCTCGTAATGCAGCTCGAGCAACAGCGCGGACTTTGGCTCGCCGACCAGCCGCGCGTCGACCGCGCGTCGACGCAGTTCCTCGTGAACTACCACGCCGTGCAGTGGGAATTGCCCTACCTGCCGGCGACGGGCGGGACCGGAACGGTGAGCGCCCCCTGCGCTCCCGGGACGACGTTCTTCGGCTCGACGACGCTTGGCGACCCCGCTGCGACGGTCGCCTCCGACCTCCAGGGGAACATCTACCAGGTGCTCTTCACCGTCACGAGCGACGCGAGCGGTGACCCCGCCGAGCTCACCCTCGCAGCGATCTCGACCGGCGTCGCCACGAACCTTGCGGTTCCGACCGCGCTGACGTGGAGCCAGAACGTTCCGCTCGGCACGAGCGGGCAGCCCACCGTCGACTCGCAGTTCCAAGGGGGCCTCCCCGCCGAGACCGACGCGCAATACCAGAAGCGGCTCCTTCGCTACATCCGCCACAAGGAGGGCGGGGGGAACCGCGCGCAGCTCGCAGCGTGGGCCGCGCAGTTCTCCAACGCGGTGGACGTGGCCTTCGTCTACAGCTCGATCCTCTATGCGGGGACGGCGCTGCTATGCGCGATCCCGAAGCGCGCGAACAACGTACGCGGGCCGAGCGGGCGCATCGCGAGTTCGGGCCTCGTCGCGCTGCTGACGGCTTACCTGGTGCCGCCCGGCTCGACGACGACGCCGGACATCGGCTTGCTCCTCGTCACCGGGGCCACGAGTCAGCCGACCGACATGCTCTGTCAATTGCAGATGCCCGTCGGCACGGTCGCCGGATGGGCCGACTACGTACCATGGCCTGCGGCGAACACCGTCCCCGAGTTCGGGACGCTGGGCGTCGCGGTCTTCTCCGTCGCGAGCCAGACCTCCTTCGAGGTCGCATGCCAGACGGCGCTCCCCCCGGGCGTCACCGCGCCGCAGATGATGGCGTGGGACGTCACCTCCTCGAGCTTCGTCGAACTCGACGTCCAGAGCGTCGTGCTGACGGCCTTCAACACCTTCACCGTCACGCTCAATGCCGCGCCGAACGGGACCACGCTCGCCGTCGGGACCATGATCTGTCCCCTCTCACAGCTCGGCGTCGATGACGCATCGGGGAACCAGGGCCCCCTCGCGCTCGCCGCGCAGGACTACTTCGACGGGCTCGGCCCCGGAGAGGTCGTGGACGTCACCTCCACCAGCACGGACCCGCGTCGCGCTCGCGCCTACCGCTTCGTCACGCCGCAAGAGGAGTACAGCCAGCGCGCAGGATCCGGGCTCATCTCCGCGTTCCAAGACGCGCTTGTCGGGTCGGTGGTCGACGGGATCTTCATCGAGGGCGGCGGCGTCCCGTCCCTCCCGACGGACCCAAGCCAGGGCCCTGGGCTCCTCACGCTCGCGCGGCTCGGCGTCTATCCGCTGTGACCCAACACGGGGTAGGCTCGGGCGCATGAGCGTCACGACCACCATCACCTGCGACGGCTGCGGCGGAACCGTCGACGGGCACGGGCCGACCGTCCGCGTCCGAGGCTCCGCTCCGCTCTACGCCTGCAAGACGGCCTGCAAGGTGATCGTCTTCGAGAAACTCCGGGCCGCCGCTGTTCAACAGGTGGCCGACGAAGCCGCTGCGGCGGCGAAGGCTGCCGCGGACAAGATCGCCAAGGACAAGGCCGACGCTGCCGAGGCCGCCGCATCCTCCGATGCGAAGAAGGCTCGTGACGCAGCGAAGGCCGCGCCGACCCCCCCCGCAGCAGAGAAGAGCTGATCGATGCCCGGCTTCCCCGGACGCCCGTCGCGCGACGCCTTCGGGCCGACGATGGACACGTCGAGGGTCCCTGTGATCCCGACGCGGGACGTCGGCGGCGCGCAGTTCAACCTCGAGTGGTGGCAGACGGCGGGCGCTGGGCTCATGGTGCCGCTCGCGTGGGTCGGGATTGCGGCGAACGGCGCGCGAACGGCCGCAGCCGAGGCATGGAACGCGAACCAGAACGGGACGCTCCACCCGACCGTGGTCCACGGCGCGACGGGCTTCTACCTCGTGGCGTTCAACGCCTACGCCCCCAACGAGCTCGGGAACCTGGTCGCCCTCGGCTTGCAATGGGTCGACTGCGCCGTGCAGATGCCCACGAACGGCCCATGGTCGGCGAACGGCGCCTTCGTCACGCCGGTCCCGTGGACGCAGAGCGCCTCCTGGCAGGCACAGGAGGTGGTCACGACGGCGGCGGGGAACACCTACTTCGCCACCACGGGGGGCGAAGGTGCAAGCTCGGGCGCTGGTCCGACCGGACAAGGGACCGGCATCGTCGACAACAACGCTCGGTGGAGCTACGTCGGGCCGACGCAGAACGTGGGGCTCTGCGCGGTCATCTCCGTCTCGGACAACGGCTATGCGACCGATGCGCCTGTCCTCGTGAAGTTTAGGTGATCGCGCGTGCCCCTGGCAGACGAGAACCCCCTTCCCTTCCAGCTCGGCGGCGGACCAACGCCGTCGCAGGCGATCTACGCCGCGCTGAAGAGCGCGGTGGGCAAGGGCGGTTCGGCGGACCCAGGGACCACGCGCGAGCTTTGGCGGCGGCTCATCGCGATCGGCGTCTCGCAGATCGCCCAGGTGAAAGACCTGGCCATCGCCCAAGCCTTTGCGGCGTCGATGGGCCCGGCTCTCCCCGCGTGGGAGCGGATGCTCCTACTTCCGACCCTCGCGACAGACGTCGCGCGACGAGCTCTCGTTGGCGCGACCATCACGCAGAAGGGAGGATCGACGGGTCCGGAGCTCTCTCGCGGGCTCCAAGCGGTCGACCCGCAGTTCTCGATCATCACGCTCCCGTGGGCGCAGGCCATCACGAGCATCCCCGGTCGGTGGCTCGCCCCGCTCCCGGGAAGCGGTGACCCGACCTTCGGCACCACGAGGACGGGTGCGTCGCCGTACGCCCAGGCGGCGCCTGGGTTCTCTGACTCGCTCGTCGAGCGCGTGCTCTACACGTTGGCCCCCGGCGTCACCGAGATCCCGATCGCTAGTCTCGCGGGCGCCGCAGCATTCCTGAACGACGCGCTCCCCTGGTGGAAGTCATACGACATCGGGACCCTCGACACCCATGGCGGGGTTACGGGGTTCATACTCGACGACGGAAGTGGCACGTCGCCTTCGCTGCTAGACCAGTCCTACCTCTGAACCCGGGGTAGCATCGCCTCGTGGCGAACTTCACCCTCATCCGTGCGCTCGGGTTCTCTCCGCTGACGCGTCTTCTTGCATCGGAGATGCAGCAAATCTCGGTGAACGGGACGAAGACGATCAACGCGGCAGACGGCTCCTCGCACGCGCCATCGTCCCAGATCGTGATCGGCGGATCGGGCTTGAAGCTCACCGGCGCAACGGCGCTAGAGCTCGACGCGACGAGCGTCGCGACGCAGGACGCGGACGGCATCTTCAACTGGAATGGCGTGCAGAACGTCGGCGCAAACGCGCAGGTTAACTTCGCCGGCTCGAGCGGCTCCGCGCTCGCCGAGCTGGAGCTCAACGAGTATTCGGTGCTCGACGCGAACTCGCTCTCATCCGTGGTCCTCCACGGTGGAAGCAAGCTCACGGTCATCAACGGGACCGCGTTCACGATGAACTCCACGATGACGGTGGAGGCAGGTACGGGCCTGATCAACCTGGGAGGGACGAGCGGATCGGGAGCGCTCAACGTGAACGCGTCCTCCTCGCTCACCGTGAACGGCACGAGCGGGAGCGATGCTCAGCTCTTCATCGGTGAGTACGGGATCCTGCAGGTCGGGACGGGGTCCGTCACCGGCGCTTTCGTGCAGGTGTGGGGAGGGAACACGTTCGCAATGTTCCCGAGCTCGTTCTTCGACATCGACAGCGGGTGCACCGCCACGCTGCAGCTCGACCACACCAGCTCCATCACGATGGCCTCGGGGTCGTCTGCGTCGTTCGCTGGCACGAACACCTTCGGGGGAACGAACGCGCTCAGCGGCCCGACGACGCAGACCGGGAGCTTCACGAAGAGCGGCAACGGTGCGTGGACGTCAGAACGCGTCCTCCACATCACGCTCAACGGTGGGACCCACAACATCCCGAATCCGCAGGACTACGACTTGATCGTGTGCAACGGGAGCGGAGGTGGAAGCGCCGAGCAGATCAGTCTGACTGTGCCGTCTGGGCTTCCAGACGGGATCCGGCTACGCGTCTCCCTCCCGCAATTCACGACGGAGGATGTCCACCTCTTCGTGATCGGGACGTACAACGGATCGGCGTCCGTCGACTGCGGCGGGAACACTGGAGGAACCACTGCGTTCACCGGGTGGGCTGACCTGGAATTGGTCACGCTCAGCGGGACACAGCAGTGGATCTGCGTAGCCCAGACGCTCGCGAGCTAGTCGCGCTGGTAGAGCTCGACCGCTACGGTCGGCGCTGACATGCCGAGCCCCGTGATGGTGGTCGGCGGGCAGGTCACTTCGACCTTCCCGTCGTCGGTGATGGTGGCGCGCCCGCCCAATGTCTCAAGCTCGCCTGGGCGGAAGTCTGCCGGCGGGTTCGCAGGGAGCGGGCCGACGTACCAGACCGAAGCCTCGATCGCCTCCCAGCTCTCCCCCGGAAACGACGCCGTCGCGACGCCGTCGACGCAGGGGACCGTTATGCTGCGGCCTTCGGAGTCAGCCGAGCTCGCGGACGACCCGCCACACGCGACGAGGAGGGCGGTCAAGGCGACGAGGAGGGCGAGCGTTAGCTTGTTCATGACGTAAACGTTAGCGACGCGCTTGCGCGCGACAAGGGGGACGCGCGAGCAGCGGTCCGCGGAGTAACCTCTGAGCCGTGCCTTCGTTCGACATCCAGGTCACAGGAGCTTCCTTCGTCCCTTGGGTGGATCCTCCGGGGACATCTGCACCATCCAGGCTGAACGACAACAAGATCCATGTCGCGGGGCGCTGGCAGGTCCAATCGCCCGGAAGCCTCGTCGTGTCGGCGGTCGTGCTTGGCGAGGTCGGACCGCCGGACGGCGATGCTGTGCTTGGCGGGA